ACTCTCTGTAGTCTTTTTCTGCCCACTTGTAGACATCTACGAATGCGTTAGTTACTTGGTCCATCTTCTCTACGATTAGCATGACCACTAATATCTACGATGGTTTCTAGATCATCAAACTCACGGAATACTTGATCCCAAGTATCTTTTTGTGCGATACGTATAGCTTTTTTTATTACACTAGGTTTAACCTCTAGTTCTTCTGCTACCGCTTTGATGGTTTCATTTAAGCCTTCAGTGAGATCTTGTATCTCCTGCATGACTGTGCAACCTTCTGCTATAATCTGTTTGATCTTGGCCTGTTCAGGGGCTCCGAATGCTTTACTCATATGTAATGTCCTCTATATCTTTTATTATAGAGATTTATATGGGAAAAAGCAACAGTTATTTTATCAAACTTCTAGTAATCGTTTCTGTATTTGTTGACTTCCTTGCCGACACTCGGTGGTTTGAATACTGCTGGTAATGTACCTAAGTTTGGTCGTGGCGTAGTATTGATCCTACTATGGTCTTGCCAGCCGCGTCGGCAGCGGCATTAATTGCTGTAGGTACTGCCTTGGCGGCAGCTTCTTGACTGCCGTGTAATAATTCATCGACTGCATTTTTTACAAAGACATTTTCTATCTCTGTATCTGCTAGATGTTCAATTCCCTGTATAGCGCCTCCGATAACTGCGCCTATGGCCGCACTTTTTACACCTGATTTTGCCGCGGCAGATAATTTAGATCCTAGCAATAATTTCATACCAAAACTAACAAGACCTGCTACAGCGGCTCCAGCAAGAATACTCGGCCCTGCTACAGATCCTGCCGCTACCGTTCCTGCAGTTAAAGCAAGGCTGGCCGCTAATTGAACTAGTGTAAGTATTGCTATCTCTGCGTATTCGTTTGATTCCGCGATTTCTCTTAGTTTATCTATACTTTTTAGTATAGAAGGTCCAAAAGAGGTCTTACCCATTTTAGCAGTAATCTGTTGCTTTAGCTGATCAAACTTTTGATCAAAGCCTTCTACTGGGCCACCGGGGTTATTCATTATTTGCTGTAGTTGCATTTTAGCATTTACAGCCATTGCTTTTAGTTTATCTAAAACACCTGTGGGTTGTGCTTGTTTTTGAGGTTGCTGAACTTGTTGTGGCTGTTGTTGAACCTGTTGTTGAGGTTGCTGTCCGGCAGGAACTGGGATTGCCGCTTCGAAGATTTCAAAAACTTGTCTAGGAGTAAGATCTCGCTGATGTAGATTAATTTCTCTCCCGAGGTCCTCAAACAACTGGGTAACTTGCCGTTCTCTACTTTCGAATATAAACTCTTTTGCTCGCATCTAATATTTATCGAGATTTAATCGAATATTAATAAGTTATTGTATCAAACCGCTAGTAATAATCGTTTCTATATTGATCTGCCGCATTTCCAACGCCTGCTGATCTTTTGAGATTTTTAATAGTCTTATGAACCGTGCGACCTAGGCTAGGTGGTTCATTTTCTCCCTTATGAATATTATAGCTGGGATTCCATGCCTTTTTTAGTTGATTTTTTAAAGAATAAGGGTCACCCACTTTTGGATCTGTTTTAGGGGTGTATAATTTTTTCTCTATCCGAGCAATATATTTTTTAAGTTCAGGATCAACTTCTTCCAATGCTAATTTTTTAGCAAATTTCTTCAATATACGGTCTTCATACATGTCGCTAGAGTGTTTTTCAAAATATTGATGTTCTAGATAGTGTTTGCTAGAGCTTACGCATTCACTGGCCTTAGTAAGTTTCATGGCTACCCATCCATCTAATCTAGTTTCAGGTTTTATCATCTTGAACAGCTTCATGCTATATTCTACGATCTCTTGTAGATTCATTCTTGCTATATCACCGCTTGGTTCGGCTTCGCTTTCTTTAATACCTTTATCGTCTTTTTCTGGACCATCGACTGCTGGCTCGAATTTGGTACGATAATCTAGATAATGGTAAACCTTGTCTAACCATGTAGCGGCGTTAGTTAGGTTAGCGGCTACCCAAGGTTCGATATCATCATTTGGTTCGATCATCTTTAATAGATCCATAGCATATTTGGCATTACGATATAGTTCGCTACGTGCCATCTGACCTTCTGGATCATGATGTTGTTTAGGTTCAAACTCATCGTCTCCTAATCCCATGATGTCTTCGTTCATTATACTTTCCTTGATTCTTTTTCCGTCTTTGTTATACTTGCCGGATTTTTTCTTAGAGATAGCAATAGCACCACGAATCTGAGCCGCACTCGCTTCATCCATGGCTTCCTTAAATCCTTTACCAGGTATCCATCCTTTGATAGGCTTGCACTTGCAGGAATCCCCAGGACATTTGCAGTTCTTCATACCACACTGCATACAACGTTTTTCTTCGCCTTCCGCCACACCTTGCTCATCAGCATAGCAATCATCGCAATAAACATTTCCGTTGTCATCTACATTACTATCTTCGCCTGGTCCAGCATGACCTGTAGGTGCACCGCAACTATCGCAGTGTTCTTCTCTGGGATGATTGGTCTGACCAAATGTTCTGCCATCTCGGGGAATGTGCGATTGAGAATGACGGTCCCATACTGCTTCCGCCACACCTGACTTTCGAGCATCGCCAACAGTGCTCAAGAACTTTTTGTTTTTGTAAATCTTGGCATGGTCTGAATGGCCACTTTGTAGTGCATGACCTATTTCTCGATAACTATACATGCCGGGCTTGTCGGGATCATTGGTCACTGTATATGAGTCCGAGCCTTCCGCCACACCTTGCTTAAAACTGTTAGCACTGATAATTTTTACATTAGCAGGAACACCTAGTGCTAATGCGGCATAGAGCCGTGTTCTACCACCAATTACATAAACACCTGTAGGTAATTTCAATAGCACTGGTGGGTCGTAGTTTCCAGATTTGACATATTGGATGTAGCCAGTTATATCACGCTGGCGTCCCTCACCTGCATCACGGGCCTGCATCAGTTTTATATATTGTTGTTCTGCATCTGGTCTGCCACTAATCTGTTGGATTGCTTTCAATGTTTGAGCATCGTTGCCTTTGTTGGCAAGATTTTTTAATTTAGGAATGCTTGCGGCAGGTATTTGTGTAGATGACGCTCTATCAATAATAGGTGTTATTTTTTCCACACTTTGTTCATCATTACCGTATCCCATTTGTTTGACAAATTGTTGTATTTCTGGCACAGGTTGTCCTACCAATTCCCACGCTTCATCTGACGATGCTTCATTTAAGAAGCCTTCCGCCACACCTTGCTTCAACTGTGATAGTATTTGTTCTTTTTGTTTTAGTAATTCTTTGCGTTTTTCAACAAAAGCCATACTATTAGGTTCTCCAACTGGACCACCTCTCATTAATTTTAACTTTTGATTGATTGATTGAAGTTGTGCGTGTAATTCTTCCTTGCCTTCCGCCACACCTTGCTCTTGACCTAAAGCCTGTTTAATAAATGCCTGATGTTGTGGTTCTAAATCAGTTAGCATTTGTTTTGCCTGAGCAGTTTTATACTGTTGTCTTGCTACATCTGCCATAGCATAAGCACTGGCTAGTTTTGAAGCCTGACTAGCTAACTCTGGATTATCTTTTAAATAAGAACGAATACTTCCATAAGCACTGGCCCTATCAACTGGATTTAAATTTAATAACTTATTAAGTTTATCTGCGACAAATGGATCCATGCCTTCCTCTATACTTTCGTTAGACACACATTTACGAACCCATCCGCCATTCTTACCTTTTTTAGTACCCTTGGCATGTTTACCTGGCCAGCATCGAGTAAAGCCATTACTGTCTTTTTGACCTTTCTTAATTTCATTAAGATTACCATGTGTTTCGCACATACCGCACTCAGGACATACCATTTCCATTACTTCATGGCTTTCGTTATGTTTCTTCTTGCCGGCACAATGAGCCTTTTGACTGAAACCTTTAGGATGGCTACAGTTGATTGATTTCTTATACTTTTGGCTCCACGCTTCTGCTATATTTTGTTTTTTAGCGGCAGCGATACGTGAGTGGAGGTTACGTAATCCATGTTCCATACCGCGTGCTTCGCGCTCGGCACTGGTTAGATTTTGTTCACGGTCGGCATACTGCCATCCGCTACCACCTAGTGATTTATATCTCGCTAGCATCTTTTCATACTCTGCTTCTAGTTCTGGAAGATTGGCAGCGTCCTGTGCTATAGCATCTTGGGCACGTTGGTTGGCCGATGCACGTTCTGCATCTTGTCTTACTTGCCTCTGACGACGTAGTTCGTCATGTTCTGGATCACCATGCACACGTAGATTCTTGAACCTAGGATCAGTCTTCTGTAGATCCTTGAAGAAAGACATCATATCTTTACTTTCGTCAGTTGGCTCGTCGACTCCCCATGAAGGGCTAGTATCTATTAGGTGAGCTATTTGGCGCCAGTAATGATCGCTCATCTTACCGTAGCCATAACTCCATGCCTTGCTACGTGCGAGTTCTTCTACACTCTTGCCTTTCTGATTAGCCAGGCCTTGGAAATACTGTGCCAGCTTCTCAGGAGTATCATTCCTCATTTCGAAATTCTGTTTAGCCTTACCTAGTGGATGGCTGGCTTCTCCTATTACACTGATAACAGTCTCCATCATCTCGGCTTTCTTATGTTTGGCCTTACGTGGCTGTGTAGTAGCATCTTTAGGATTCTTATGTGCTCCTGCCTTGCCGGCCATCTTACTATTTTTAGCCACAGGGCTTTTTACAGTCGCAGGTTCTGTGGGTTTAGTATGCATTGGATATTTTTTAGCCTTGAAGCCTTTTTTATGTTCGTTTATCATTGCCTTCTCACTAGTTTAGTTTTTTTCTTCTTAGGAGTTCCTTCTGATTCTCCATAAGTTCCACCGAATAATGTTCCTACTTGGCTAGGTTTCTTGCCGCCGGTTTTATCCGTAGCACTATAAGTCATACTGCCTGAATTTGTGCTACCCGATGTAGCGGATGATTCTTTTACTTTTTTCTTTTTCTCTCTACTATGAGGATTCCAATCTGGGACTGGACTAGTTGTGTATGTATCTTTTAATTCTTTACTACCACCTGGTGTAAGTTGTACTTTAGGAGTCCCTACTAGATCCGCTGCCGCTTGTAATATGTCATCTTCGGCTTGTGTATACCCGATAGTTACAAACTTCAATCCCGTCGGCCCTGCTACATCCATCTTTTGATCTGGCATACCAGCTAGAGCGACACCGAATCTATAAGCGAGATAACCACTGCTATTATCAAGTTCCGGATATATGTGACTATTAGGTAGGCTTGATACACTATCGGGATGGAATCCACTGGCTCCTGCATAATCTTTTGATTCTTTAACTATAAATTCTCTTGCTCTCATGATCTTGGGTTCCAGTTATTGACGGGGCTTTTTACATAGGTATCATCGGGTTCAGTGCTGCCATGTTTAGTCATGGCTGATCCTTTTAGTCCCATTTCTTTCGCACTCTTTTTTATGATATCTAGATCGGCACTACTATAAGCTATAGTTAACATTTCATTTGACGCAGGGCCATTCTGCGCATATTCTTGGTCTAATGGGCTGCCAGCCATATGAACACCGAACCTGTACATATTATAATAGTGGGCGGGTAGGTCTGGATAATTCATGACATCGGGGATGACATTTTGATGATGGGGATGGAATTTCTTCCTGTTGCCACTCATACCACCGTTGGAGCTATTACCATTACTTCCGCTAGATGATCCGCTGTCACCTCCGGCATCTCCACCACCTCCATCCTCGTTGATTATTTCTCTCCAGCGCATAGTTTATCCTTTAAGGCTGGCACGCAAGAACCAACCATGTTTACGATGAGCATCCATACGCTCTGCTAAGAAGTTGCTAAATCCGTGTTCGCCGTGTTGCTCGGCAAGATCATAAACCAGTTTTAAAACTTTAATTAGTTTTTCATTATCTTGTAGTAGTTCCTGTACCATGCCCTCTTTAGGTAGTAGATGATTTTCATCTGGTATCTGGCTTAACATACTGAAAGCACTGTGGCTAGCGGGTACATATGCTCCTATGCTACGTATCTTTTCTGCGAAGTCATCTATGCTATCTAATACTTCTTGATAGATGCCTTCGAATAACTTATGGTATTCATAGAAGTCATTGCCTTCGACGTTCCAGTGAAAGTTATGGCTCTTCAAATAAAAGCTGAATGTGCTAGCGAATCCTATCTTGGCTGCTTTCTGCAGATCTTCCATGGGCTAATCCTAAACAATATTAGTGTATTTAGCTCATTTCTTCCATAGCTCTATCCAAGCGGGCGTACCGGGCTTGATGCCCATTTGTTTCGCTAACTTAGTGTTAGGATGGTCGGGATTAAGATAATCAGGACGAGCCTTGGGGGTATTCATATATTCTGCCAGCCTCGTTTCTGCTCCTAGCTCACCTAACCAGTTACTTGGCATCAGTTTATGTATGGGGTCGTCTGGACTTAGGAAACAATCAGGATCCGTGGATGCTGAATATTGATGTCCTGTTATCCTATATTGCTTCATTTGCTTGCTAGTATCTTGATGTATCCCGCCATGATGCGTTCTATATCTTCATTAACGGGCACCTGGGCTGTCTTCTTATCTTTATTTGATAGGAAATCAGAGATATCCTGTTCGCTGTACCCTAACAGACGTCCTAGTTTTTCGTGGAATGAATCGGTAGGTGGTCGTCCGCTCGCTATAACCTGTTGGAATAACTGCGATATTTGTTTACCTGAATAAGCATCCTTACTGATGGCGAAACTATCATAGTTAGCGAATGCCTTGAAAGGAGTGACGATCCATCCAAACTTCTCTATGTAAGGCCGCCATTCTGCCATTTCGTGCGGGAATATCAATGCGGCTGGCTTCTTGCCTTTTATCATGAGTTCGAGTTCTTTACCATTATGCGGACCTATGGCTTCTGCTACGGTTTCTCGATAAGGACGAACCCATGAGAATCTCGTATCGGCCGGTATCCATTTGATCCCTAGTCCCCTATTGCCCATAGCAGGATCTGTGTCTATCAATAACCAGTTCTTTTGTTCGCTAAATGGAACAGAGTGTTGTTTCCTAAGTATACGTACGATCTTACCAGTGGCTTCTATTTTGCCCATCATAGCATCTTCATTAACTTTCTCCGATGCTTCTTTAGTAAGGTATTTTGCGTCTCCTTTTTCTCTCCATTTCTTCCACATTTTTTCGCCATCTTTGGATTGAATTTCACTTGGGGCAATAGGTGTTCCTAACATTCTAAGATAAGCATACATTGTTGCGGCAACACCTTTACCTCGATATTCTGGTAACACAGTTGTTTTTATACTTTCCATCTTATTATTGTAAGGTGAACTAGCAAATATTGCACTACCTATTTTTTTATTGTTATCTAATGCTGTAATAGTAATAAAAATTTCTTGATCATCTATATCAGTTTTTGCATTATAAGTGTAATCACCGATTTCTTGTGTATGATTAAATCTTTTATCCCAGAGGTCGTAGTTATACTCCTCTTCTCTTGCTTCTGCTATACCTTCCTCACATCCGCCACCGACTAGATCACCTGCACGAGCCGGACGTTTCATATTACCTTTTAGCTGACCTGCTGATCCTAGTTTATTCTTATTGCTACCAGGAAACACGCTCTTGGGCAACATGGCCTCTTTAGCTGGTTCTTCTTTATTATGATCTGGTTTCTTATCGGGCATAATAGCATCGAGATATTTTTTAGCACGTTCTCTTTCGCCTTTAGATTTTTCACGTTCTCTTTCAAAGGCCCTTTGTAGTTTTTCTGCGGCACTCATTCGCCTTGTTTCTTGTATTCCTATACCTCCAGGCATACTTACATAGTTGGCACTGCCTACTCCGGGTCTGCGACTTTCTGGACTCCCATTGTCACCATATCCGCCTTCTTTGGTTTTACGGCTTTTCCTAGGAACGGGTGCTAGATTTATTTTAAGGTCTTCCCATAGCTGATGTGCTGTTCGATCATCTAGTGTAGACGGTAAGTCTCGCCTAAAAGAATCCCAGTCGTCTTGCTTGACAAATTCTTTCATCTGACTGCTACTTTCCGCATCTGGGTCTCTATCTACTGCTACAAACCCCATATCATCAAAATGGAAATCGATCCCATTCTGCTTTTCTAAAAGTTCTTTGAAATTTAGCTTACCTTCCATCCTGTCTCGTCCAGCGACCATAATGATTTTTTTATATTTTTGATTTATGTGTTGTGCTATGTGTATTATGGTACCCATCTGTTCATTACAGGGTACAAAGTTTACTCCAGGAAATGCCTTGGTAATATAAGGCATCTTTTGATCTATAGACAAAGGATTAGCATATTTTGTCGCGGTAGTATCTCCTACTTTCTTAGATACGAATATCGCATAGTCAGCATGATGCTGTTGTGCTGTTGTTTTAACTTTATCGATCAATAACTTGTGGCCGTTGGTAGGAATCTGGAAGCGGCCAAATGCGAATACCATAGTATCCGGACCTGCGGTTTCCAATAGGGCATTAAACAGTCTTATCTGCTTTTTGTTCTCGCTGAATGTTTGTCTTATCTTGTCCAATGCGGACTCCTTGCCTGCGCCCTTAGCTGTACCTACTTCGCCACTCTTAACGGTAATCATGCTAGCGAACACACCTTGTATGCGTTGGCTACTGCGTGGATTCTTAATAACCTGTTTAGTTTTATTTAATAATTCTTCGAAGCTAGAATTCAAATCGTATTGATATAATAACTTCTGTAAATCCTCCCAGTTCTGGCTAGACCATATAATTTCTCTATCTAGTTGTTTAAATGTTCCTTGTTCATAGGTGACTTTACGTAGTTCTAGTTTTACACTAGATAGATTAAATTCATATTCTTGATCTGGACCTAGTTCTGTTGAAGCATTTATTCCTAGTTTTTTAAACAATATCGCCGGAGCTGTTTCTATGGTAGCTACTTTAACTAGACCTAATACTAGGCCCTGCTTCTCAGCTGGCATATCTAAGAAGTGTTGCTTGAAAGATACTTCACCTTCATCTGCGGCAATTATGTTGTCAATCTGTACGCTGTATCCCATCTCATCGTCGTGATATCGTACAGTAACTATCTCACCGCTGTTATAAGTCCTTTTGCCTGGATGTTTGACACTGGTAAAAGGCACGATAGTAGTATCTGGTTGTTTTTCAAAAAACTTAACCAGTTGTTTCTTTGTTGTAGCTTTATCCTGATCTGACTGTATATGTGCTATAAGATCTATATCACCGAAGTTTTGTTTGTTAGGATCGCTATTATAGCTTCCTGATTTGTTTAAGCTGACGAATCCAGGGAACTGTTTTATAAGAGGTAAGTAGCTGGCTACGAATCTCTCATAGTCTTGTCTGCTTTTAACTCTTTCTGCTCCAGTGACTCCGCTCATGCCTGTTCTGTCCTATACTTGGCCAAGGCTGATGTGTCAGGTAGGAACTTGCCTTTCAATCCTAGTTCAGGTTGCTTCCTTACCCAATCTTTCTGCATATCATCTGGTATATCTGCACGAGTACTGTCTAATATTTTGAAGTAGACATTCAATAAATGGTCGTATTGATCTGGAGTCATTTTAGATTTTAATAGTTTATGCAATCTATAATAATCTTCAGCATCTTGCTCTGTAATATTAAACCCTAATCTTTCACTTAGTATCTTCAATGCGTTTTCTGGATCGCGTGCGACTACCTCTCCAGTTTCTTTATCCTTGACACCGTTGACATGATTAAACGATAAGTTGGCTACTTGAAAAGCGCTTAACATCAGCTGTGTACGATGTAGTCCTTTGACATTTGATTCTTTCGGATATGCCGCAGAATGATAACTAAACTTCAACCATGGCAGGTCTCCGATCATCCAATCTATCTGGACACCGATACCTAAACCGTTGCCTTGAGGATCTATCTGAGGAAATAAACCAAATATGTTTCCGTCTGTAACTTTCTTTTCATCGCAATATAGGTTAGGCGCATGACTGTTGATATATAGCGTTAGAAGTTTTAAGAATGCCTTCATCCTTAACATAGAAGGAGTTGCTGTCTTAGCACGTTTCTTTAATAATTCAAATTCTGTAGCCACTGCCGCAGGATCTACTCCCCATTCGGCGATACTAGCATCACTCATTTCTTTATCTAACAATACTGATGCGCTGATACCTAGATCAATATCTCCTGCTTCTTTTGGACCTAAATCCATCCACGGCTCATTGGTACCAGGTCTAAAAACCCAAAAATGACCTGTATCCTCTGCTTTGAAAACATCTTTGTTGGCCGCACCTTTATATACTTTGGGAAGTTCGCTGGCAGACGGCACAGTGCCTTTGACTTCTAGGCTACTAGATCCTACAGAGTGGAAATGCTGTCTATCAAATATAGCTGACTTTTTGGGAAATAATTTTTTCAGTTCTTCAAAATATGCCGTCAATGTAGGATCAATATTTTCCAATGATATAGGCGCTGTCTTTCCAGCAAATACATTTCCACCTTCAAGCAAGGGATTGGGTACAGGTCTAGAAAATAATTCAATCAACAACATGATAAGGTCCTAAAACTTATATTCGCCTTTTTTGATATCTTCTACATATCTTTCAGCAAGGCGTCTGCAGAGATGTTCGCACATTTCTTTATCGAATATTTTTTTAGGATGTCCAGGAATCTTATTTTTTTCATGGAACTCAAGGCAGGCTTCTCGGACCATTGGCATCCAGCACTCTTGATATTTTGTCTTATCTATTTTTTTATTCTTTTTATATTCCTGATACATCTCGTGTAGTTTAGGAATAACATGTTTTTTATGCAGATGATCATGATCTAATATATGCCAGAATACATCGTTGGCTAGTTTTTCACGTTGCTGATCGTCGTCATTCTTTCCATAACTATTTTTTTCGTGCTCGTCTATAGAAGGGACGCTAAACATTTCGTATAGTTTCATGATCTTTAATAGTTATAGTTGACCCATTCTACGGATCCGTTATTGGGGTTATTTTCGAATATCGTTGGACCGACACCTCTTTGTACAAAGGCACGCACCCAAACAAAGTTTCCACTGAAGTTAACATAGTTAGTGGTAGTAGTAACGGCAGGATTATTAGAGTTATTAAAATTAAAAGATGATCCGCTAACCGTAAACCAATCAGTTTCGCATGGCATAGTAGCTAACGTAGCTTGTGTGCTAAGTGTTCCTACGAAATCTCGGGTGATCGTATAGCTTACAGTATGCAGGCCACCGTTGTTACCAAAGTAACCGTTGCCTTTTTCTTTATAGCTATAGAAGTTGTTACTGCCATCGGGTGCGACGGTAGTTGAGGGTATTTGTGTGCTGTGGGGAGTGAACGTTGTTCCTGTACCGACAGCGAATTGAAATTGTAGACTTAATCCTGGCATCAAGTATTTATGCTTGATCTAGTTATATATTCTTCAAGTTTTCGATGATCAGACCCTATAAACAGTAATACCATACTGAGTGTAGGGCCATCTTTGATATAGATAAAGGGTTCTGGATAGTATACTGTCATGCCCTCTAACCAAATACGTGTTTTTCCTGAGTATTTTATACTATAATTTTGTTCGGCCCAAGATGCGAATTTATTCCTATTTTCTTTCGACATAGAAGGTCTCAGATGCATCTTGTATTTGAATCCGCCCTTAGGTAGTTCGTTACACATGACCTTCTTTGGCCCGTCGCTTTCTAAGACTGATAGTTCTTCTTCATTGGCTGGGCTGGTTATTCCCACGATCCACTTACCTACTTTTTTTTCGATCTGCGGTATCAGCTCCTTATCATTAAAAAAGAAACTATGGATATTATTCTCAGATCTAGTTTTTACATCATTGTGATTAGTTATAGTTTTTGAAATGGCATAAAAATCATAGACTTCCTTATACATACTCGGGGCCAACTTGTATCGAGTACGTCCTATTCCTTTTACACTACAATCTATCTTATAACGATATTTGTTATAAAATAGTTTATTCGTTGTCAGCTGTTGCATCTTCGATGACCTTAGGTTTAGTTACAGGTAATGGATCTAAGAAGTTTAGGGTCAGCTTATCGCCATCGACGCCTATTTCTACGATACCACCGTTGGTTAACTTGCCGAACAATATCTCTTTACTTAATGGTTTCTTGATATGTTCGTCGATGGTGCGTTGTAATGGACGTGCGCCCATCTTGCTATCGAATCCTTTCTTGATTAGATATTCAACAGCATCTACATTAGGTTTAACATGAACATTCTTATCTTTAATAAGACTATTAAGTTCATCGATAAACTTCTTGACTACTTTGATCATAGTCTGTTGATCCAACTTACCGAAGCGTATGATACCGTCTAAGCGATTGCGGAACTCAGGAGCAAAGAACTTGTTAACAGCATCTTTAGGATCGCCGTCTCTTTCTAGGCTACCAAATCCGAGACTATTCTTTTCGGCATCTGCGGCACCTAAGTTGCTAGTCATGATAAGAATAGCGTTGCGAGCATCTGCCTTCTTGCCATTGCTTCCAGTTACAAATCCGTTATCCATTAACTGTAATAAAACAGTTAACACATCCGGATGAGCTTTTTCGACTTCATCTAATAACAATACACAGTTAGGATGTTCTTGTAGTTTAGTGATCAACTGACCTGCGTTGTCTTCAAATCCTACATATCCCGGAGGGGCGCCGATGAACTTGGCCACGCTATGTTTCTCTTGGAACTCACTCATATCAAAACGCACTAGTTCAACACTGAGATTGCTGGCTAACTGTTTAGCGGCCTCTGTCTTACCAACACCGGTAGGTCCTACAAACAAGAAACTACCTACAGGTTTATCTAAGCCTTTTAATCCTGCCTGTGCCATGAAAATCTTATCAAGTATGCTTTCTACGGCTTTTTCCTGTCCATAGACTTTGTTCTTCATATTTTTTTCTAGATCTTTGAGATTTTTATTTTCTTTGGCCGCGATTTGATCTAAGGGTAATCCTGTAATCTTAGATACTTCAAATACTATTTCATCGTGATCAACAGTTCCGCCTTCTTCGTCATTGACCTTAAATCTAGCACCGGCACAGTCGATAAGATCTAATGCCTTGTCTGGCAGCTTTTTATCTGACATATATTTGACACTATATTTCACGCTGTCAATAATAGCCTGTTTAGTGATCTTGATATTGTGATGCTTCTCGTAATACTTCTTAACACCATTAAGTATCTTAATAGCCGTAGCTTCATCGGGCTCATTGATAACCACACGTTGGAAACGTCGCATCAGTGCGCGATCCTTTTCAAAGTGTTTACGATATTCTTCCCAAGTAGTTGATGCTACTACTTTGATAGTTCCTTTGGCCAAGGCAGGTTTAAGCATATTGCTCATGTCATTGCTGGAACCACTGACAGCACCGGCACCGCTCATCATGTGTGCTTCATCGATAAACAATATACAGTTCTTCTTGCGTTCGAGAGCTGTAAGAACCATCTTTAGTCGTTCTTCGAAATCACCTCTATACTTACTACCTGCTAACATAGCACTGATGTCTAAACTATACACTGTATGGTCTTTGATGAACTTAGGAACAGTTCCATCTTCGATACGTTTTGCTAGACCCTCGGCGATAGCAGTCTTACCTACACCTGGATCTCCAATCAACATGACATTTGATTTATGCCTACGTGCCAATACCAATGTCAGTTCTTCAATCTCTTTTTCACGTCCAATAACTGGATCAATCTTTTTGGCTTTGGCTCTAGCTGAAAGATTACTACAGAACTGAACGATTAGTTTTTCTAACTGTCGATTATTGACTTCGCTTATTTCGCTTTCTTCTAATACGTTATTATCTTTTTGTATAAACTCGATAAACTTATCTTTATCTATTTTTGCTAATCGCATGAAATATAAACTATAGCTTTTCTTTTCGCTGAAAATACTAATAAAACAATCGATAGGTTCTATAGTGCTACGTCCGCTGAATAGTACCTGTGTAAAGGCACGATTTAATACTCTGTCGATGGTATTTGTTTTCTTTGGTTTTTCTATATGTTCTTCGTTAACTAGATCTTTGAGTTCGTTTTCAATAAAAGTTTCTAGATTAATTTTTAATATATCAACATCCGCACCGTAGTTGACTAATACTTCATTGAATTTTTTATCAAGTATCAGGCTGTATAGGAAATGTTCTAATGTAAGATATTCGTGTTTATTTCTACTTGCTATACCTACAGCCTTTTCAAAAATAGCTTCTAGGTCTTTATTTGGTTCTAACATCTTTATTTCCTTTTGTGTTTTGGTTTAGATTTTTTAACAGCCATAGCCCATTTTAAAGTACTAACTCTGTCTTGGAATACGATCCCTTCTAGGTGATCTAGCTCATGGAGAAAACATTTACACTCGTAATCCCTAAATTCTCCTTCTTGGAATTCTCCTGCACTATTTTGCCACCGTGCTTTTATCGCGGTAGGTCTTTTTATATTAACATAGATACCTGGAAAACTCAAACATGCCTCCTCCAGATCGTGTATATCATCTGTTGATGCTAACACTATAGGATTATAAAATGCCTGTGCGGCATCGGGGATATCTTTGTGTCCCATGACGAACATTCGGACTCGATGCCCTACCTGGTTGGCCGCTAGTCCCATGCCGTTGTTAGCAAACATGGTTTCTATCATATCTTTTTCAAGTTGTTTTGTATCGATGGATGTATCGCTGAAATCAAATTCAGGCATCCGTTCTCTTAATATGAGATCTGGAAAGTTGATTATTTTTAACATAAAAATATTTAAGCTATCGCTGACCGGATAGCTGATTTTTGTTGTTCGTTTAACTCTGCTGGTATCGAGAATTTTAACTTCAATAATAACCTACCTTTAAATCTAGGATCATTCATGTTAGGCATTCCTGCTCCTTGTATAGATAAAGTTTGATCAGGTTGGGTTCCTGGGTTTATTGTTATTTCTAATTCCCTATTATCGATAGTTTTTAACTTGATGGTATTCCCTAATATAGCATCCCATACAGGTAAAGTAAGTTCGGTGACTAAATCATCTCCTTGTCTTGTAAAGATATTATGTGGATTGATCCTAACAGTTAGATGTATATCTCCTCTGGGAACTCCTTTTACTGTATCTTCGCCCATACCGGATAATCTCAATGTAGTACCATCTTGTATACCAGGGGGTATCTTTACACTTAACATTTGATCAACACCGTCTGGGAGAGTTATATTGGCCAGCAACTCTTTTCCATAGAACGCTTCTTCTAGGGTGATTGTGGCCTGGGCATTAAGAGTTCTATTCCGAGGACCGAAATGAGCGTGCCTTCCGAATATATCACCAAACGGATTACCTCCAAAATGCCTGAAGATATCCTCAAAAGGATTGCCACCTCCGAATCCACCGTGATGGTGATGTTGTTGAGGCCCTCCACTATCATAGTTGCCTTTGGACCCGGGATCGCTTAACACTCTATATGCTTCTTCTATTTCTTGGAACTTTTGTGTATCGCCGCCTCTATCCGGATGATGCTTACTGGCCATTCGACGATATGCCTGTTTGATTTCATCTTCGGATGCGTTTTTATTAATTCCTAGTGTTTGATAATAATCAGTCATAGTAGTAAGAAAAGGTATAGCAATACATTAGTATACTATACCTTTGGTAAAATGTCAACTATTATTTTTTCTTTGTATTTTCAGGTACTGTTTCGCCCTCTAGCTTTTTATGTACTTTGACCGTCTTGCATTCTTGTACAGTCTTTCCATTTTTCTGCTTATCGTGGCATACTTTTTTGGATTCGCCCTCGGCGAAGGCAGATGTTAAAAATAATGTGGTTAATATCAATACTAAAGTTTTACGCATTTTAAGTCCTTATATTGCTGGTTGGTCTGTCGAGGGCACTACTTTTTTACCACCGAATCCGGTAGTGATGGCTGTTGTGGTGGGATCTGAACTTCCAAACCCTGAAGACGATACTGCTGGGCTTGTTGGGCTAGTTGTCGATCCAAATCCGTTGGACGAGCTAGACCCAAACGCTCCTGCTCCAGTGCTTGAACTGCTTCCAAAGCCGCTCGAGCCCGACGATCCAAATCCTCCACTTGATGCTCCAAAGTTGCTAGTAGTTCCACCAAAACTATTACTACTTGATGCCGGTGCTTGGTTACCAGTATTTATATTAGCCTGTATGTTAGCCGTTGGTGGTATGTATGATGTACCTGCACCTTGTGGGAACTGCATTCCGCCGTTATTGGCACCACCTAGTTTTTCTTGTGTGCGTCCGTAAGCACTAACACCGATCACAGCTCCCATCGCGATATGGAATAGGCCAGCACCTTGTAATGTCAATGGTTGCCATTGGCTGTTAACCGCACCGTGGCTAAACATCTGTAGCAAACTCCATAAGATAGGGAATCCCACAAAGTCCATGGTACATACTAACATGTACATCCAGCCCATCATCGGACGCCATTTACTGTTCATCCAATCTTCTTTTTTCTTTTCGCTCGCTGTTGGTTTATATTCTTCGTCAGCCATTTTATGCTCCCATCACTTGTAGTGCGTGTTTGTAGTGTGCTTCTCTTTCTTCTAGACCAATAGTACCGCCGTTGATCTTTTTAGTTAATGTTAAGATATCGCCAGCGTCTGCCCATTTGTTTAGATTATTATTTTCCCAGAACCAGCAGGCTGATTGGGCGGCTCCTTCAAATGTTGCTAGATAATCTGGTACATCGTCGATACTCATCTGTAGACTGTCAGCAAATGATTGATAGTTATCACGACCTGTAATCTGTATTAATCCCCTACCGCAGAACTTGTAACCATCACCGGATGCTTCGTCTCCGTTGCCCATACGATTGGCATAGATCTTATTGGCTATTTTTTCCTGTTGATGGGCATAGGCTTGTGCCGAATCCATTGTTGGAAAATACTTATGGAATAGCTTCATTAAACTCTCAGGACGATAGTTTAAGTTTTCTTTAATAGCAGTAAAGCCATTACTTTCATGTGCACACTGAGCGATAAATCCTGCTATACGCTGGGGTGAGTTGATATCGTAATCTGGGAGTAGTTGGATTAATGCCTCGTGCCAGTGTTCGACATGAGGATTTGCGGGGATCATCTGTTGTAGTTGATCCTGGGTTAATATACAATCTGCCATGTGTACCTCCTTGTACACAAATATTTAACCACTACTATAATAGGATAATATGCGTATATTATCCCGCAACACTAGCCAGGGCCAATAGACCGTTTAATACCTGATATGTTAGTTCTCTAGTATGCAGATCTTCTATAGCCACTTCTATGTTAGCTTCATGTACTAGATCTGTTAAAAGACTTTTATATTCGTCAGGACCGCATTGTCCTTGTTGTAATGCCTCTTTTAGTACTCCTGCTCGGTTGGCTATCTCGACGATAGTTGGATGGCCGCTATTTGCCATCGCTTGAAGTTGTTCATCTAAATTCATCTTGGTTTTGTCCCTACTATGTTTTGGATTTTAACTGCGTTGCGCTCTATGGTCGTGAACTTAGTGGTACAATAAAACATACTCACCGGTTCTGGTTTGCGATATCTATCGCGGAAATCTCTCACTATCTCTTCTAATTCTTTCGCGGCTTTCTGTGTTTCTTCGTTATGAGGAATAAACTCGCCGTAGTTCTTAAACTGTAAAGATACATTATAAAGTTCGTTGACGGCCTGTTGTGCTTCCGGTTTTCCACATGTACTGGCATATTGGTTGCTCATAGTACGTATATCGTTGATCAACTTGTATTCATTGTTATCAAAATGTGCGGTGACGTAAGCATCATAAAGAGCACAGCTAGTTAGACTTAAAAGCATTGACAAAGATAATATTAGTTTTTTCATTTTATTTCCTCAAATATTTTCTTTTGTGTAGTATACCATTCATTCCACCCTTCTACTAGAGTTTTACAAAAATGATATTGAGAATAGTTATCTATAACTATTTCAGATACTACACTGAGTTTGTCTGTGCCTTCTGGAACTTCTTTAAGATCTCTACAGGCGGTGGTTAACTTATCTGGTGCTGTGGGAAATTTAGCAGTAACTGGTACTGCTTGATGCGCACATCCTGATAATACGATTGACAAAACTATTAATAGTTTTTTCATTTGGCCTCCGGTGGTTCTTTGGCAGCATTATTGATTATCTTGATAGCTTCGGGATCTACCTTGCATTCGGCATCTATCTTAGCCGCTACTTCTTTGATCTGATTTTTATAAACTGTTTTATATTCTTTGATTACTTTAACTCTATTCTCTATCTTGGTTACGATCTTGACATTGGCTTTTTTACTTTTTTCCTCAGCCTGAGCTACTTTGGCCTGCATCTCTTCGACCTGTTTGCGCCAGCGCATTTCAGTATCATAGCTACCATAAAAGAAAACTCCAGCGATTATCAATAGTGTTCCGACTATCCTAGTAGGTTCTTTATAAGGAAGTAAGAATGGCAGGAAGTTAAAAAATAAACCAAGAACATATAATACTGACCCCAAGCATAATATAGCAAGTATAGCTAGATGTAAAAGACTATCTGGAATAAAACTCAACATCCACATTTTACCACCTATCTTTCTTAACTATAACTGCTCTGTCTCCGTTCTTAATTAAAAACTTGTCGGCTATCTTATGTATTTCATAGTTGCCTAGATACTTCTCTAAAAAGACGGTTTCGTTTCTGCTCGTCTCATCTAACTGTATAGCACCCTGGATGCTATCTTTAACCTGTTCATAAGGTCCTAATGCTATTAATGAAAGCTGAAGACTTTCGCTGTACGGCTTTTTAAATGTAATATTGCCATTTTCATCTAATATAACTTCGTCGATAGCACCTTGGTTAAAAAACTCTGATACATCATTATTTTTGTATTCTAAGATCTTTGATTCATATGCTGTGGGTTCTAACGGAATATGTTCTAGTATATTTTGTTCCGTAACTGGAAGGCTTCCGATCTCTTTATGATAACGGAATTTCCAATCATAACAGTTACAAAGTTGGCTTATTCCTTCTAGCATACCTCGGATCTGTCCTGGCAGTTTCTTAGTACGTTCTAGCTCAACGAACACTTGATATTTTCCGTCTCGTTCTTCGCCTGTGCTCATGTCGGCGTCGAGTATAAATGGATATCCTTTTTCGACAAACTCCATCAAGTCTATAGCAGGAAACTTATCTTCAACACGGAATCCTAATACTACTATATCTTTATCGTCTCCCATCTTGCTTTTATACTGATCGACTGTAAATACATGATCTACTAATCCGTCGAGATCCTTGGCACGCAGGCCTTCGAATAACTTAGGCTGTTGTTTGCGCATCTTGGATGGTTCCTTCTTGAGGTGCTTCGGCAGCCGCACCTTCGGCTGACATAGAATGAGATTGGTCATATCGCATCATATCTGCGATAGCTTGGCTTTCTTTATTCTCATATCCTTGATATATATCCTGCATCAGCTTCTTAGGCATGCTGATAGTCACTATCCAAATAGGATGGGCATCTATCTTACCTTTTTTAGTTCCAGGACGGAAATCGCTAGGATCGTGTATCTTTCGAGGAATCATTATATGATTCTTTTCATAGGAAACTTTACAGCCGTATTCTAATAATCTCTCAGCGCCACTAGGATCGGGCATGTCTTCTTTAGGCCACATCCATTTGCAGGTCACGGTATATCTGTTAACTATGGGTCCTGCTAGTAACTCTCCATCCAACCAGTTTTTATAAACATAAAGATCTAATTCATCTAGCACACGTTCATAATCTTTTAGGATCTTAAAGGTGCTGTCCGTAGAACTTAATGTCTGTAGGTTTTTAATAATGTCAACAATATCGTGCATAGGGATTCTCTCTACAAGTATTTATGCGATCCAAAACTAACCTGTTTCTTACGGTTTTTGGAAACAAGATGTAAATAAGTGTGCAGGTCGTTTTGTTCAAACAAAGGAGGCAAATTTGCCTAGAACAAAAAGAAAAGAGCGTGATCAAAGAGTGATCCGTGATCCACGCTTTCATAATGAAGGTGCGAATCTGATCGAGATCAGACCGTTCCTAAAGAAAAAGCCGCAGGTCCAGATAATCCCGCGTAACCTTGCGCAGGAGACTTATCTAGAACTCCTAAAAAATCCCAAGAAATATATCATATTCGCTATCGGCCCTGCTGGTACGGGTAAGACTATGCTTGGCGTCCAAATGGCCATTAAACAACTGAGAGAGGGGGTGATTACAAAAATAGTCATTACTAGACCGGCCGTTTCCGTGGATGAAGAACATGGATTTTTACCAGGAGATCTAAACGCCAAAATGGCGCCTTGGACAAGACCGATAATGGATGTTTTTGAGGAGTATTATCACCCGAAGGAAATAACAACCATGTTAGAAGATGGCGTGATTGAAATAGCACCCCTTGCCTATATGAGGGGTAGGACTTTTAAGAATGCTTATATTATAGGAGATGAAATGCAAAACGCTACTCCGAGCCAGATGAAGATGTTGCTCACTAGGCTAGGAGAAGGCAGTCGCATGGTAGTCACTGGTGACCTTAATCAAGCCGACCGTCCACAAGAGAACGGGCTACTTGATTTCGTTAATCTGTATAAAGATGCAGACCATCACAAGTTTATAGATATGGCGTTGTTTGACGCAAACCATATCGAAAGGCACCCAGTGGTAAAAGAAGTTTTATCAATATATAAGGAGTCGGATTGACGAGAAAACTTAGTTAATACGTAAAACCGTGTATCAATCATTGACCTGCAATCGGCGATTGACTACACGGTTTTTTATTGCAGTCTAGCTAGTTTGACCAACGTTGCTGACAGGTTTATTTCAGCATCTGCGCATAGTGTATGATCGACTAATCCCTGTTTGATTATGATCACCGCTGAATCTTTAGTTTCTTCATCTTTGCCGAACAGTCCGATGTTGTCGTAACACCATCTGTAGATCTCAGGCATCTCTTCTGCCGTAGCCCGACCGCATAGTAACTTACGTGCTTCTTGTATCTTACCCTTCTTGAACAGTTCAACCATCTCTATCTTATAGTCGCTGACTCCACTATCTTCGACTTTGGGATCAACTAGCATTCCTTCTACGCTGTTCTGTTGCACTAGATTGATACATTTGCGTAGGTCTGGATATACCGCTTTGACATAGGTATCTAATACATCTAGATCAAACTCAACGCCTTCTTCTACTAGGATAGTGGCTACCCTTGCTGTATATTCAACTTGATCAATCGATGCAAAGTGCATCTGTTGGCAACGGCTGTGTAGTGCTGGAACGATCCTCTGCGGAGTATTACAGGTTAATATAAATCTACTGTGATTAGAATATTCTTCCATTACTCCTTTGAGGGCATCTTGAGCTTCAGGAGTCAATCGATCTGCCTCATCTAGCAATACACATTTGAAAGCACTAAAAGGGATCATCTGGACAAAGTTAGTGATACGTTCGCGGACTTCGCTGATACCTCTTTCACGACTCGCATTGATCTCTAATATATCATATTCTGATATCTCGAGCTCATTCAATAATAGTTTGGCCAGTGTAGTCTTTCCTATACCAGGGGTGCCACTTAGCAACAGATGTGGTATGCTACCTTCTTTGATCCAACCCTGTATCTGTTTTTTCTGTCCAGCATCGCGGAACACATAACCATCTACTGTTTTCGGACGGTATTTTTCAGTCCAGAGTTCTTTCATTTTATTTTCCTAAACTTGTTTAATATCTCGTTAGCCTGAGTGAAATCTGTGATAGGAGTGATATCATCTTCTACAGGAACTGGTTTAATCACTATACCTGTGGGTTGTTTTGGATCATAAGACAATACTAGATTATGTGTCTTGGAATTCCAGAATCCCTCGTTAAAGTTGAGATTAACGGTTTTGATTTTTGAATGATCAAATATCATGATCTTAGTGCTTCCTGTGTTAATATCTTATCAAGTTCTCTGCAGAAATCCTGGTCAGATGTGATAACATATAGACTATCGTAATGACGATCTTTACGTTCATCAAATCTACGAGTTTGGATAACTCTACCACCATTAGCAAAATATACTTCAAAGCGAATAGAGTTACCGCCGCTTAGATGTACCTCGCTTAGTGCTGCACCACTATCTGATATAATATGATGCTCGCTATCGTATAGCCAATCTCTGAAACGTTGTTTCAATGTTTTTTTCCTGTTACTTGCTGTCATCGCTTTTTCTAGAGCTATCGCTGGTCCATATCTATTCATTGTTTTAATCCTTTGTTTACTTCTGCTTGAACTACTCGTTTGCGCAGGCTACTACTACTGAATGAATGGTCTCTACCGTTATATACTAAGTCTATTCCACGGTCCCAGCATATTTTCTTGCCGGTGAAATCTTTACCTTCGTATTCTACACCTAATATCCTAACATCTATAGGTAATGTTAGCAAGATATCTTCGAGGTCTTTCTCAGTCTGATAAACGACTATTTCGTCCACGTAGCGAACAGCGGCTAACTGTATCTGCCTTTCTACTATACTCTGTACCGGGGGATTTTTATCATTTGGCCTATCTATGCTGGCATCGGTCTGTAGGCCTGCGATTAGATAATCACAGTGATTTTTAACTTCTGCCAGCATAGCTATATGTCCGGCATGTAGTAGATCGAACTGACTGAACACTATACCGATCTTTTTTCCGTCTGCTTTGAGATTTTTGATTTTATTGAATATCATTAATATCTACTTCCTGGTTGTCCTGATTCATTACTGCCTGTACAGGGTAATGTATGATCTGTGCTGTGGGGACAACGTTTATTTCCACAGGTTGGGCACACTATCATTCGAGTCATTACAAAAGGTATTCCTTCTTCAGTGACTCTATCTTTGTTACAGTTATAGCACCAGCATTTCATTAATATGGTCTCTTAAGTTCTGTTTCGACCATAAACTGGCGAAATGCTTTATACACAGCTTTTGCTTCTTGCTCATCTTGAGGAACTTTTACTCCGCGGATCCAAAATCCTTCATCGGTAATTTTTAGTATAGGAGTCTCACTTGGATCATCAGATGTATGAAAAGCTATAGTATTTGTTTCTGTCACTTTTTGATCTACAATATACTCGCTAGTATCCCAGTCAAATTCACTCATCGAATTCTCCTTTTAGGATCTTTTCAACTATCTGTTGGTCGTGTTTCTTTAAGAATTCTTCCTCATCTACATATGTGCCGCATCGCTTTAAGGCATCTTCCACTAACCATTTGATGCGGTAGAGGTCTTGTTTACAACCCCATCCGATGAACCCTGTGTTATACGGACTGTTGGCTTCATGAGCCAATGTGTTTATTTGTCGTGCTATATCGGGCACGTCCCAGTTTTTTTTAAATCCCATGCCTTAGTATAAAGCACAGACTGGCCTATGTCAAGAGGCGAACCAGATTTCTTTGAAACCTTCTTGCTCAGAAGGCATTTCAAAACTATTAATCATACCTTCGATTACTACCTCGGGGATTTCTTTCCCTGGACGATTATCTAATCTACGCTTTAGTTCAATCCTAGATGGTGTCTCAAATACTATCGCTATGTGTTCATAGCCGGGTAACATGCGGAATTTCTTAGCACGGCTTTTTTCAGTCGTGCTAGTTTGATCCCAAATAATATCTTGGCCAGCATCTCTAGCCAATTTAACATGTTCAGTCATGATGTTAACGGCTTTGGGCATGTATTCTACAAACACTTCTGAATAAGTTTTTCCCTGTTCTTTAGCATAAAGTTCTACCCAGGAGTCTGTGCTTATGTAAGCACAATCTTTAACCCAGTCTTGATTTGTTACCCAGGTACTTTTTCCCGAACCTGGAACTCCCACTAGTTGATAACATCTTGGCATTAATCGCCCTTCATTACATCCTGAGGTTTTTCATCGCTGATCATCATTATAGCATTTGGATCAACACCATGCACGTTTAAGATCGTGCCATCTTCTTGTTCTATCTCAAACTTGCGGGTCCAACGACCGTGTTCGATCAAGATCCAATCACCTAGCTTAACTTCGTCGACACCTTCGCCTATTGCCCATACACGGCCCCATCGAGGCTTGATGCCCTGTGTCTTACCATCATCGCTCAATAGGACTAATCCCAATCTTGTTATTTCGTAACCAAACTGCATTTCACTAACTAAGATCCTGCCCTTCAGAGGATTCAGTTTACCTTTTACTACCATACTTGACCTTTACTTCTTATTTGCTTGTGATTTTGGATTGCTTTGATAATAGTCGCTTACTATTTCTTCACGCTTACGTATGATCTCTCCGTTAGGTCCTAGCTCATCTCCGCGTGCATTGATTTTAACATTACTCACGGCAGGCATAGTAGCATGACGAGACATTAATGATTCCATATCAATCTCCTTACCCTTCATCGATCTATAAATCTTTTTAGCCATTTCGTTCTCCTATTTTAAGAATTCTCTTATATCTAATCCATATTTGATACTGTCTATCTTATGGATTCCTATCAGATATAGCACATAACTGGCCACGCTACTTCCACGACCTACTCCCCATACTATATCATGATACCTCATGGTATCTATCAAGTATTTACAATATCGTAGAACATCGATCATATTATGTTGGCGGAAAAGCACTAATTCATCCTGCACTCTCTGCGTTTTCGTATCAGTATCACAAAGGCCCATAAGCCAGGTTTCTATGTCTAGTTCTTTATAAACATCGTCCATAAACCAGTTTGATTGATTTTCCTTATCAAACTCTATGAGATCTACATCTAGTATCTCGTAGTGTTTTATCTTTGCTATAGGATCTGCGTTTAGTTCGATTGATCGATTAAACTGCTTCACAGTTTCTGTATCGCTAAACTCTAGAACGGACAGTGCAACTGGGGAGCCATTATACAGCGCAGTGAAAGCATCATCACTGTTGACAGTCGCCCTACCAAACTGGTCTGTTTTCATTCTTGCCGCCTAAAACTACTTTGGGTTCGAATCGAGTATTTTGTGTTTTAACATCTTCCCAGCTAGGAAACCCATCTATGTCATTGGTTTCTAGACTGTTGTTGTTCCACCAACTGCTGTTGTTTAATATTTTATTACCCGTATCCACAGTATATTTTACACGATCCCCTAGCTCGCTGTCAACCGTTATCTGTGTAATAGTGATATCTTTATCTAGTATACTACTGAATTTATGGAAGAGCACAGATGCTAATATATAATCGGTTGGTTCTTCTGGAAGCTGTACGGTGGTAGTTTCTAACGTATCTAGTTTAATAAGGAATGGATGACCTTCTTTGATCAAGATGGAGTTATTAAGATAGAGCTTGATAAAATGCTTGAGCTTTTTAAATCCATTTTTTAATATATCACTATCAGATCCGTTAGGAAACATTGATATTTCTATATTGTATTGATTTGGGTATATATTATTTTCTATTACTAGGGAACAACTAAAATTTGTAGGCCATGTAAATGTGTTATTACTTGTTGACATTTATTAAATCATCGAAATTCTTATCACCATTCCTAGTAGCTACTGACATCGCCTTGGCATTTTTAGCACTAAGTTCTTGTTTAAATCCTTCTATAGCTACTAATATCTGTTGACACAATCCACTATTTCCTGATCTAGCGGCTATGAAATATTTCCTAGTTAGTTCAGAAATCTTACTATCTAGTTGTTCAGCGCTTAGGTCGCTCACATCATTGAATAAAGGATTATACGTTAGCATTCCATGTTCCTACCAACTGCACCCATATGTTGTATCCAGCATCTGAACTCCATACATCCCATATCTGTCTCGTTCCGGGTTGATATGCTGTAGGATATACTCCGGTACCTTTATCAATATTTCCGATGAAATAGATACTGGCTGTACTAAGACTTTGGTTAGTATTAAATGACACGTTCCATGTAGCCGAGTTTACTACTCCATATGCTACCAGTTCAAATCTTAACTTTCCTACCGTACCAGACTGAGGCCACCCTTGTATATTAAACTGTGTGCTAGTACTGATAGATGCTACGTAATAGTTTGCTGTGCCATATGTTATCGTTGGAGATGCATTATTGAGGATATTGTTATCCTGTCCCCAAGCTCCTGTGCCATATCCTGCATAAGCATCAACTGAATCAGCATTATTAGAAAACACAGCATTGCTGACAAAGTTACCATTAAAGTTAGTAGCGGTATTAGTCTGTACAGAATAAAGTTGTAGGTTGGTTATTTCATAGGCAGCCTGAGTAAAACTAGTCTGAATATAATTAAAGTTGTCTCTAAAACCTTGGCTGTCGTTGTCTACGCCGGCGACCGGATATAGGGTATTGATTATGTTAGAAGTAGTAGTTATTTGGCTTGGCATTTTAGTTATCCATTATATTGTTTTTATTTATCGTGGTTACCTGGCACCCGTTGTACGTCTTGGATAAGCGGCCCCAGACTTAGGTCTAAACCCGTAATTTTCTTTAGGGAAACTAGATCCAGTTTTTAAGACTTTGTACAATGATGTACCCACCGGCACACCCAATCCTGTTACAGCATCCCAACCTACTGTAGAATTGTAACCCTGCACATATACGGCATTATATCCCGATACGATATCATAAAACGCCGAAGGATTGGCATATAGAAAAGGATTGGCAAATCCTATCCTTTTTCCAGTTAGAGCATTTAATCTAGCTATCAAACCTGCTACCATAGGAGTGGCCGCGCTTGTGCCACCGTACTGGACGTAACTATTGCTAGACCCTTCATAAAAGGTATATCCTGTATAAGGATCAGAATTTCCTGCTACATCGGGAACTCCTCTTACAGCTAATGAAATAGGACTTCCAAAACTTCCACCTGTGGTGGCGGTAGTATAATATAATCCAGCTTGCCAACTAGGTAGTGACTGATATATGCTTTGTCCACCCCCCGATCCGTTCCATACTACTTCGCTTGACCTAGTCACACTGTTTTGGGCAGTAAGCTGTATAGAGGTTCCTCCCACTGCTGTGACGTAGCGACTAGATGCCGGATATTCAACTTCGGGCACATATCCTGCCCATGTTGACCCATTATCGCCACTACTAACAACGATGGTGATTCCTAATACAACAGACTGTGCTAATACCGCTTCGGTAGCGGACACAGTGCCGGCTGACCAATAACCATCAGTAGCATAGTTTTCACCAGCCCCCCAGCTAGTGCTGAGCACGCTAGGATTATTCACAGTATCATGTATCGCTGTATTAAAGTTATTGTACCAATTCGGTCCTGCTGTAGGGCTACTGGCTCCTGCTCCATATCCAAAATACAACACCATTTTGCACAGTGGAGCCGATCCCCAAACGCAGTAGATATCTAACATGACTTCTGGAGCACCACCCGATTCAGTGGGATCGTTGACTCCTCCGTCTGTAAAAACATCAACTGTATCTACTCCTATTATAGGAACTCGTGGCATAGTAGCGCCGTTGACAGGAATATTCTGAGTGAAGGTACTGGTTAGATTGTTTTGAGTATATCCACCTCCCCATTCCATGATACCTACAGTCACTCCATTAGCATCATTGCCGGGGTAGTTGTAGACCGCTGCCAGCTGCCATGTTGCTACAGCACCGGTGGTTTGAGGAATACTAGCATTCGTTATTGTGCCTTTATTTCTTTTTATTCTTACTGACTGATCTAGACCTAATACATATTCTACTACTCCGTGTAGAGTAGATGGGATATTTACTGGACCCGAGTGACTGATGAATGTTGTAGTAGTGTTGGTATAATCAGTTAATATAACTCCAAACGCAGAATTTATCTGTAGAGCAGTTCCTGATAGTTTTATAGTGGCACTTGGCGTATGTATTTCTTCGATAATAAATCCCACAGTACTGGCAAAGTCTTTGATTAGATTAATATGGTTTTCTGAGGAACTAAATCGAGAACTAAATTCTTCGTATGATAATATAGGATTTTGTCCTGCTATTATGCTGTCGGCATACTCTGTAACTGATTCAGGACGATTCAGCATAATGTTAAACTTGATTATTGTATTATGATCAGTAGGAGCCGTCGATACTATATCGGTATAGTTATTAGGAGTACTGCTTGCTAAACTAACAGTAGGAGTGAGGATCATTTATCCCTCCATCTTTAGAACGGTTAATGTTACTGTTATATTGGCTGAGGCTGCTGTATTGTTATAGATTTTTACAGGTATATTAGTTGTAGGTATCGTTTCACTACTGAATCCAATAATAGCAGGAGTAAACAAAGTTGTAGCAGACTGTGTTGTGATAGCTTCTGCTATGACTCCACTACCGGGAGTCGGATCTGAAGTTATAGATCTACTAAAATCTGCTCTCATAGTAGCTGTTGAGCTATACAATGTTATCCAAGCTCCTGTGCTTACCGCTATACTGTAAAGGGCATATCCTGCATATGCTACTATCGTGGCGGTTACTGCGCTTAGACCACTGAGTGAATTCACGGTAACTGATGCGGTAGATCTATTATTAGTTCCTCCACTACCTGATGTATTCCAGATAGTTATAGCCCCTGACGAACCACTTATTGCTGTTCCTGTACCTGCTGTAATACTTGTAACACCACTACTACCCCCAGTCCCTGTAGTCCAGATCGTTATAGCTCCTGTTGAACTACTTATTGCTGTTCCTGTACCTGCTGTAATACTTGTAACACCGCCACCAGCGAATAGCACGCCGTTTTGATATAAGTTGCCGCCGAAGTTAATATTTCCTCCTGCGCTAATTCCACCAGATACCATCAATGCCGAACCGGTCGAAGTACTGATACTAGAAGCGGTTGATTTTACATGTAGAGTATTTCCGAACCATCCACTTTTACCTATACCAATGCCACCTGTTGTTACAAGGTCTCCAGTGGTTGTACTGGTACTCTCGACTCCGGCAATGATATAAACTGTTTGACTATTAGTACCACCAGTCTGGATATTCTGTGCCAGCAAAGCTATAGTAGCTAATGTAGCTGAACTTATAGAGGCTCCCTGTACATTGAGTGTTCCTGTTGGAAGATTAATGTTACCACCTATCCATGCATCTAAAGCTATTCCGGCTCCTCCTGCTACCTGTAAAGCACCTGTATTGGTTGAGTTAGAAGCATTTGTAATATTAGATATCACAAAGGTAGTGGTGGTTCCAGTACCGCTGGCTATAGGACCGCCCCCATTGGTTCCTGTGCTAATAGCATATCCATTAGAATAGATAGTTCCTCCTACGTACAGATTACCTCCTATTCCGGCACCTCCTACTACCTGTAATGCTCCGCTATTACTTGATGTCGATGGTTGAGAATTTAATACTATAAGTTGGCTAGTTTGATAATTTACTCCATTGGTTCCTCCTACCCATTTTACTCCGTCAAATGTATATGCGACTCCATTGGGGCCTACATATATTTGACCTACGTATGGAAGATTGGGAAAGTTTAAAGCCATTTTATATTATCCTTTACAATGATATGATAGACATGGCCGCAGAGAAAGCCTGTGTTGCTAGTTTTTTACTACCGGCATAGGCGTTATTGCCTACATATAGATTACCACCTATTCCCACACCACCATTTACAACTAAAGCACCTGTAGTACTTGATGTTGATGCTGTAGATGTTGTGATAGATACAGGTAAGCTGTTTACGGTTAACATGGCACCAGTTGTAGCGGAAAGGGTTGTAATACCTCCAAGGCCTATTATTACCTGACTTAATGTATTGATATACAATGGGATTGTGGTTATACCAGTATTAGGAGTATTTTGTACTATAGCGAATGTGCCTACTTGCGTAGTAGTAGATCCTACAGTAAAAAATCTCATACCGGCTGCGTTGGTGCCGATAGTACTATAGTCAAAATAGGCATAGCTATTCCTACCTAAGGTAGTCGTCCCATTGCCGCTTACAGATACTCCACCGACTGCTTCTACAGCATTAGCACTGCTGTAGATAGGGTTATTTAAGTTGCTGGCATTTATTATCAAACTAGTTCCGTTGAATCCTATCGAGTTACTGAAAGTTGTAAGTCCAACAGCACTCTGATAAGGTATTTCATATTGTGCCCCACCTGCCAAGTTAGTGGCTGTATTAGAACTTCCAGGACTGTTATTGATCCAAGTTGGACTGCTTCCTGGGCCATTACTGCTTAATATCTGTCCAGGAGATCCGAAGTTGTTTATGTTTGATCCAATAAACAAAGCACCTGTCCCTGTGAATCCCATCTTGACAGACCCATTGCCGTCGGCTAAGATCACAGTACCTGTATTAGTCGCTATACTGGTAGCGGTATATGATCCAATGACTACATTGCCTACTCCGGTAGTAATACCAGATCCTGCTTGATATCCTATCGCGATGTTACAACACCCGGTGGTATTGGAGTATAGGGCACTATAGCCTAATGCTAGATTATTACTTCCTCCGGTATTAGAATATAAAGAACAAGCACCTACCGCAAAGTTATTATTTCCTATTATGTTGCTATAAAGACTGTTATATCCTAAGCCAACATTGCAAGAACCCGGAACATTATTGTTTAACGATCCTTGTCCTAGACCGATATTATTATTACCGTATGCAGTATTCTGTAGACTGCATACTCCTATAGCTATATTGTTGAATCCTGTTTGGCTTCCTGCTAATGACAAGCAACCAATAGCTAGATTATTATAACCTGTAGTATTTGAACAAAGAGCACTGTAACCTAATGCTATGTTATTATATCCATTAGTATTAGTTGATAGAGCATAACAGCCGATAGCGATGTTTCCAGGTCCGGATGATGCGAGATTAGCAGGATAGGTTAGTAACAGAGAACCAGTTACATTAAGATTGAATGCTGTTTTTTGTACAGTATTATCTGGAAATACAATACTGCTGGTTATTGTTTCTGTATTAACATATATATTGTTAACGATCTCAGTATTGATAACTTGTAGATTATTAGGTAATACCAATGTTCCGGTATTGCTGATATAAACAGTCCATGTACCGTTGATTAGATTACTAGCTGAAGTAGCATAGGAAGCAGATGCTCCTCCTAGTGTTCCATATATAGTTCCTCCTACATATAGATTTCCTCTTATACCTGCTCCTCCTGCTACTAACAAAGCGCCAGTGGTACTATTGATAGATGACGAAGTGTTCTGTATAGAAAATGTTCCTGTAGTAACACCAGTATATGGATTAAATAAAGTACCATTTTGATATAGATTACCATTAAAGTTAATATTATTGCCTACGTTAATATTTCCCGAGACTCCTATTCCTCCAGAGACTACTAAGGCTCCTGTCGTAGTTGAAATAGATGGTATATTACCTATGATTGATAGATTATTAGTTAGAGTATAAGAATCAGTTGGATTTATTCCAGGACTCGCATCCACCCATTGATAGTTGTAATAGACATACAATCTTCCACTATTTCCATCATACCATATATCATTTTGTTTATTGACAGTAGGAGTACTAGTGCTTAGTATTAGATTAGCTACATTTCCGCCGACGTTTAATGTTCCGTCTCCTGCGACAGATAGTCCTGTACCTGGTTTTATAGCGCCTACGGTAGAACTAGTAGCTATTAATGGAGTTCCGTTAATATCAGTATAATATAATACAACATCTCCTTGTTTACCTGCCACAGACCTAACAGCGATGGTGTTTTCAAAAAACGGAGTTAATACATTAAAAGTGGTTTGTTTTGTTGTAGGTACGCCAGTACTAGGGTCCACTACCAGCAGAATCGTCGCTGTTGTGACTGTTGTTAAAACGGGCAGATTGCTAATAGTTGGCATTTATCACTCCAGATATATATTGTAACCATCTTCTGTAAACAACTCATAGCCATCTGTGGTGCTTGTTGTTACATAAGATAAGCTCTGACCTAGATTATTACCGGAATTGTCTTTAGTTGGGAACATCAAATATTTAGCGCCCGAGTATGTTAAGTTATCCTGTAGAATAAATCTATCGATAGAGAAGTCTATGTTGGTAAAATCAAAGCCAGATTGTGCTATTTTTTCTACTATCGTAGCTCCATTTCCTGGCAGTGCGTAGCATAACGGGGCTACAGTTACATAGCCTAATGGATTTCCTGTGCTGATCTGTATGGTCCTCATGAACCTAGGCAGCTGATACTCGTCAGTTTTAACCTTGCTTCCTTTGATCAACATATTCTCAAACTGTGATTTCATGTTTAATATATTATTAAGATAAACCATATGCCCATTTATATTGATAGGGCCAGTGGGCCCAGATCCGTTAGATAACTGATCTATTATGGTAACATAGACTACGTCATAGACATAGTTTCCTTGGCTATCGTTAGCCTGGCTGTAACTGACATTACCAAAGAAGAATCTCCTCCTAGAAAAATATTCAACCAGTGTTTCTGTAAAATAGTTGTCTAGGGCTGATTGTTCTATTCCAAATTCTATATAAAGTTGCAGTTTCTGTTGTATTCCAAAATAACTATCATTAGGTCGATACATTATAGCAGGATCAAATGTATATGAATTATTAATAAAATCTTTGTAAGCAGATCTCTGACCTTTAGGTAGTAGAGGCTGGGCATATATCTGTGTGTACTTGGTTAGATCATTCCTTACTACAGCGATACGGAAACTAGAAGTGCTAACACCATTTTGATATATATCTCCTACTCCTACGACAAAATTCCAATATTTGTCTATAGTGGTCTCTCCGCCATCTAAAATAAGAAAATTAGGTGTGGGTGTAGGCCCGTAAGGTCCATCAAAACATGTGACACTCTGATAACTGACTCTACCTTGTATATCTCCATTATCGGCTAATGTCAGTCCTGGGGGTAACTGCCCTGATACTAATGTAAATAATAGAGGTGATTCTAGATAAACATATTCTGCCTTGATGCTTAGTTCGCTAATATATCCAGGAGTTATCGTACCGACTGTAGATGTAGTGAGATATTTTATACTGTCATTCAATACGCCTTTTATCGTTATGGTAAAGGTGCGCGGGCTTATATTTTGATTTTTTGTCTGTATATCAACTTTTACTACGTTTACTGTAAAACTATATGTTAGATTAAATGCCGGTTGATAAGGAATGGCAGCATACAGTACTCCTGTATTAGGATCTAGATTGAAATTTGGAGGACGTATGCTAGGGCTACCGTCTTGATTTAGTACAGGAGTCAACCAGTCGTATAAAACTGGACCTATATAAGATTCAAAATCATAAACGCTGAGTTTAATGGATAAGTTATTATTGGCCTTGACCACTCCTAGATTAGCAGGAGTTAGCCATTGCGGGGCTAATAGATAGTCACTATCAGTACTATAAGCAGTGGTGTCGACATCTATAAAAGTATTATCTACTCTAAAGTTATTAGGATCTTCAACCTTAATAGCAAAATACTGTCTGCTGATTAATGTACCATCAGTGACACTTACATAAAACTGATAGGTCTTAGGTATGTATCTAGGAGTAGTACTGAATGTCGAGCCGGATAATCCCACATGGTCGTAAGGATATTCATCATAGGGTTCTTCATCGTATCCCCCTATAGCACTAGCTAGATAGTTAATCAACAGTACATCTTTAATCTGTCCGGTTATGCGACCAGAAGATAATAAGGTCAATCCAGGAGGTAACGTTCCATCATTATCTCCTATGTAATAGGTGAGAGATCCGTTAGTTGGTAATACTGGTTCATGTGCGTTTAGTTGATAGTCAACAAACTCTCCATTCAGTGTATAGTATGTACCAAACAAGCCCGCGGCTAATAGACCGCTAGGAGTGATCCATTCTGGACCAACATGCCCTACCGTGAGCATATTAAAAGTTTGATCGCTAACGCCTTGTGAGTTTGATGCTCTTACAGTAAACTGACTATAGGTAGTTTGACCGATAGAGAAAGGTCTGCCATATATCGTTCCTGTGGATGAAAATAACAAACCGGATGGCAGTTTACCGTTTATGATATCATAAGATATACCATCACCGCTGGCAGATACATAGGTAGATGTATATATCTGTTGTGTGACAGTCCCTAGGAATCCTGCCGGGGTTTGCCAGATCGGAGCTGTCATAGTTTATAATCTTCCTACAACGACTTCTATTATACCTTCTTCACCATCAAAATCTTCTAGGGCCTTTCCTATGACAGTACCTAATCTAGGATCCGGATCAGACATAGCATAACCTCCTCCTGCTGATACCAACATATCTCCCTTCTTGATAGGTCCCTTTACTAGGCATGGAACTCGACCTTGTAATGCCAGTGCTATAACATTGGTGCCGGTTAAGGCATCATTCATCCTAAATGCTGGATCAGTAGATACTACACCTGCTACTGCACGTGTACCTGTCGATGCTATAGTCACTTCACAAACTCCTCCGAACTGTAATACCGTGCAGGGTTTATATCCGCAGTCGGCTTGATAGTTCTCTGCCAAGTCAGCATATCGAGCACTAGTAGCAACACCTATAAAACAACCACTAGCGCTGAAACAGCAACCTGCGAAAATAATACAGCAGGAAGATCCTGCTACACCCGCATTAGCTGCATAACTTGCAGTTGCCGCATTACCACAGGTACAACTAGCCCATCCTGCGCTTCCTGCGTATCCTGACACTGAGGAAGAGCAAGCACAGCAAGCACAGCCAGCACAACTAGCACATCCTGTTAGGGCGGCTGTGATAGTGCCTGCGGCAAAGTTTCCTGACGAATCTCTACATACTATAACATTACCGGCATTAGTACAGGTCGCGCATACAAACCAAGTAGCTGCCGCTCCTCCAGTATAAGAACAGGCTCCAGCGCTGGCACATAAACCAGTTCCTGCGCTTAGGCTGAAACATACACAACAGGCTTTGTTAACTATTAAAGTGCTTGGACTACACATAGTGATCCAGCCATAGCATGAACAGAAATATGTGCTGTCTACGCTACTTAATCCTAGACTCTGTTGAACAAAACTATTAGGAGCTGAACTACAACTTGTAGCGCAACACAAAGACAGCTTGCTTTGTAGAATAGCCGCATTTGAACATACCATGGCATTAGTGATGGTATTGGCATTGATGTAAACTTTGACTCCGTGTCCGGTCCTAGCAAATCCTATATCACTTGTATTACATACTGTAGCATTTATGATCTGGCAGGTTGAACACCATATAGGAGTATTTGATGTGGTATTAACACTAAGACTACAACTGCTGACAAGCAACAGATCTGTATCGGTTGGTGTAGCCAGACTGACGTCATTTAATACTGCAAACTGTTGACCTTGATCTACATATCTTTTAGTGGCTGCTCTGCTGCCGTCATTACCGACTACTGGATCTCCATTCAGTATCAATCCACCGGTCATTACACCATAGCGAGGAGTTATTATTCCTGTAGAGCTATCAACAGTACTGGTACCAGCTAGACTTATCTTGGTATCTGCGTAACCTTTATTGACTGCATCTAGTAGGCTTCCTCCAGTAGTAGTAGTGGTAAGATTGATTATCTGTCCCGATCCTTGAGTTAGCCCACCTCCCTGCATATTGATATTTCCATTGTTCATCAATATGCTATTGCTATTCATATTAAGTGAACCGGTCATCTTCTGTAAACCTGTTAGATCAAGGAATCCTGGACCAATCTTGGCTACAGGAGTGTTGTTTGTATCTAACCCTAATCGATGATTGATATAACCGATTACCGCTGTTTGTACAGGTACGGTACTACCGCTGGCTTCTCCTAAAGTATCATCTTGGCTAAACTCATTAACCAATACTCCTTTCTGGAACTGTAATCCGCTGACTCCTGAAAGATTAATACTGGCGTTAATAGTAACTGCTCCAGATGCTTGGTTAACGCCAAAGAAATCTCCTACCTTAAAGTTACCGTCTTGGTCAGTTGTTACAGCAAATACACGACCTTGACCGATAGCAGTCCTTTCGTTGGCACTATTGGGTAGTTTGGTACTAGGTCCATAGATATCATTTGGGAACCTAGCGGTGTCATACCCGCCGACTCCGATGTTGAACATGTCAGCACCGGTAGAACGCACTGTTGATATCTTTGTATAGATGCTGGCAGTTGATAGATATCTTACACCTGCTGGAAGCCTAACATTAGAATATGGGTTACTTAAGAAATAGTTAGTAATGGTTGAAACCAATGCCGGCGTAATATTGACAGTATCATAAGTAAGTCCGCCAGTGGCATAGGTATAGCCGGTGATCCTATGTATGACTCCAGCCCATGAGAATATGTATTGAGTAGCGGTGTTAGAAACGTTATTCAATAATCTTAGACCATCCCCTGTACTAGTACTAAGTGGATTGATACGTATGACTGTACTGCTGGCTGTAGCGATATAAGTCGTGCTATTCCAGGTAGTTAATCCTACATAGTTATAGGGATTACTAAATGACAGATCGCTATAACCACTAGTAGCCGAAGTCACATCTACCACTGAAGCTACAGCATAACTCGATGTAGAATCAGAAAATATAGTAGCAACTAGATTTGGATCTATTAGGTTTCTCCTATTTAATCCCTGTACATAAAACTGACTCTGACTTCTTACAGTTATGATAGTACCGCTATTGACGGGACTGGCTAATCCAGTTACTCCGCCTACTAGAGATGTAGCTAGGTTTAACTGTAATAGCCACCCACTTGAATTAGTCACAGTATTGGATACTGTAGTAGCGCTGATAACATTGTATTGTTGTATGCCTAGATATCCGTTGGTGTTGGCTCCGGCTAGTTGTCCGTAGTTTATTTCTACCTGAGAGTTAGCATAAACTGATATATCTGGATAGTAGTTTGCACCTTGAGAAAGGCTAGTTGGATTTCTTACGAATAAAGTAGTCGAACCGGTATTGTTGCTGGCATTTATACCTCCATATAGTGCTGACCAGTTATAGTTGACAGCGGTCGCTGTCGAAACCATATCATACTGCAGAGTAACCTGTGTAGGAACTTCGTCAGGATTAGCACCTTCTGCCTTTAGAGCGAAATCACCGAAAGCATTACTGCCGTTAAGACTCCTAATAGATCCGCCATTCTTTGAATAATAACCTGTATGATTATAGTAAGTGAATACAGATACCAGTTCAGCTGTACCGTTATTGATACTGATGATACCGTATCCAAGGTCGTTCATCTGCGTAAAATCGGCAGCGATCATACTCTTGTTTCCAGGAGTACCTAAAACTATGGTGCTGGGCGGATATCCTATAAATCCTTGTTTGATACTAGCGGTGCTGATATAAAAACTGCTAGCATTGGTTACAGGACTACCTCCTTGGAAAAGCACTCGTATTGGATTAACGTATCCGCTGCCGGGGTTAGTAATAGTAATAGAAGTTACTGTGCTTCCTGTTAGATTGGCAATACCGGCTGCGGTATGACCGGCAGCTTGATCTGGTGCGCTGAATATAACTGTAGGGGTTCCGACATATCCACCACCACCGCCAACTGTGATAGGTATGGTTCCAGATGGATATGCTATACCACCGCCCTGGAAATAAGGATTGATATTCAATACCGCAGTTCCGGCTACTTGATTATAGTTAGTTACATATGCTACCTGATATTGATTACCGAGATTATAGAATGTTACTGGTAGGTTGGGATTCCTAGCGTATAATCCTTGGGTAGGTGTAGGACTATAAACAGATATAGTAGTGGTTCCTAGATAGTAAGGACTGCTGACCGGAGCAACTGGTAGTTGTCCTACATATCCATCTATATACATCCCTCCTGCGAATATCTGTTGATTTATACTCTGGCTAAAACTCGTAGCTTTATATATGTATGGAGATTTAGTTAATATCTGACCTGCTGGATCAAATACACACATAAATCCTCCATGCCCTTGCACAGTAACTCCAGTAATAATATTAGCATCATTTAATAAGAACACATCCATCTGGCTGTTCTGTTTAGGAGTACTATTGATATTGGTAGGATCGCTTAGATAATGGAATCCATACTCATAACCTACAGGAGCTAGACCTTGTCCTGCATTTGCTGGGCTGTTGTTAACTAATCCATCAAAGTTATTGTCTCTCCTGAAATAAAGATTGGCCCAAGGACTGGTACTGGTTAAAGGAGCTGGTTGAACAATAACACGGCGGCTTTCTTCTCCTTTTAACGTGACGTTTGCGGCTAATCTTATAGGCAGCTGTTCTTGATATATACCACTTTCTACTATGATAGCGATTTGTGGTTTTGGAATAGTATAAGAGAATAATACAGGTTCTCCTGGCACAAAGGCCGTTCCGGTATTGATCACATCATAATATTCTACTGGTTTAGAATAGGTGTTTGATACCCATGCTACTATTTCAGCTTGTATAAAAGATCTATTGGCTTCTAATAAACGTGCGGCCCCTGCGGTAGTGGTATTAGCGGAAAGAACTAGGCTTATTGGAGTAGCTGTAGATGCCGCACTAGGACCATTCGTTATGATATTAGTGATAGTAGAAAGTATACTGGTCGCTGTATTGGCTTGAGAAGCACCTCCGACATAATATCCTGTTGTAATCTGAGACACTGCACTTTGTGAAGGACTAGGTATAGCTATTCCTTCTATGATATAAGGTATAATAGTTGACAACCTATTATATGCGGCTACGGTCTGTGATATCTCATAAGGAATATTAGTCGATGTGGTATATCCATAATAATAAACACCGCTTTGTATAGCCTGCCTATTGCCTCCGTATAGTGTATCAAAACTAACGCTGTCTACGATATAACCTATATCTCTAGCGCATTTGACTGAATCATAAGAAAATCCAGAAGATGTTGCTGTGATCCATGCGTTAACTTCTTGTTGTAAGAATGATCTATTGGCCTGCAGTTGGTTGTAGGCATACCAAACGGTAGCAGTGGTACTAGAGGTAATATTATTAGGAACTATCTGATTAGTAATATTATTAGTACCGTTATTCAATATGTTGATGATGACCTGTATGTCATTTGTTACTATCGAGGCAGCTGTCGCATCGCCTACTCCTCCCGGCCATACGGTCGGATTGGCACTTGAATATATAGGACTTATAGGTTGACCTTGTACTATCTTTTGAGCTAATAACTTTAGATAGTTTATAGCCGCAGTGGTTGTTGTGGCTTCTCCTGGAATGATATTAGTAGTGGTAGACGATTGATTATAATATTGTAGACCAGCAAAAGTTGCCTGGCTATTGTAAGTATTAGGAAACGCCAAATCAAACGCAACAGCATCGACTATTAATCCTGTATCTCTATAACAGGTCGCTGTGTTGAAGTTAGTAATACCGATAGTGGTATAATCACCAAATGCTTCTATAAATCCAACCGCTGTAGAATTAGCACCATAGAAATATTGTCCAGGTCGTACATTTGGTGTAGGAACAGCTATATACTGGTCAGTACCTGATACTCCGTAATCTGCATAATCAAATAATATTCTAGTAGAACCGGGGATGGCTGGACTAGGAACTATGGCGTAAATCGTAGCGGTTACTATTCCGTTCTGATACGTCATGTACTGCTGATAAGAACTTAATACCGTACTGGCAGTATTAATAATATTCTGTGCTAATACAGCGGCATCGTTTATGTATCTAAATGCATAGGCTAAACTTCGTCCCCACTTGGAATTAGGTATCCCTGCGCTAGCAAACGTCTTGGTACCATTGGCTCCTGTGGCGCTGTAACCGTTGGTGCTGACATATATATTAACTGTGCTATAGGGACTATTATTATCTACATAATATTTTGTAGCTAGGTCTTGCGGATTTAATGGATTAGCAAAGTTTGTAGCTAGGTATAAATTTCCGTTTAAGTTTGTAGATAATGTGGGATTAGTGTCGCTAAACAAACTGCTAGTTGTCGCATTTATGATCAACTGATTGGTAGAACTATTGACGATATAGATGCCACTACCAGCGGTTAATAGTTTTTGTGTTAAGGTATTTCCATAGTTATCTACAGCTAGTATAGTGGCTGTAGTTATAGAACTGGGAATATAAACTTGGGGAGTATCTAAGAACTTGGTAAATCTCAGTCCTGTTCCGCCTGTTGAGATCTGATAAAGTTCTGCAAACATCGAGTTTGCTTTTTCAAACGCGGTCCTGATACTATCGCCGGTGCCGTCGTTGGCTTGTTGTCCAATATTGATAATTTGAAGTGACATTCTATTCCTCTACGTACCCGTATTTATTTGCGTTTTAGGATACTTTTTGTACCATAATGATATTTACCTAAAATATCATTAATGATAAACTGAGGAATTTACATGAATACTTCTTGTAATTCTTGTTTGAGATCTTGGTAGGATAACAGATCTATAGCCTGATCTTGGAAGCTCTTGACCACTGTTTCTACAGCTTTTTCGGGACTTAGCCCTCTGCTTTGTAGATAATATATCTTTTCTATGTCTAGTTTTTCAGTCATAGACCCTATACTACTCTTGACCGAGTTACAGTCTGTATATATCTCGGGCTTGCTGAAACAGCGGCAGTTATCTCCCACAGTGAGATTCATATTCTCTACACTAGCTTCGCTGCCATTGCTGCCTTTACCTAATACCACGGTAGATTGATATACTGTTTGACCATTATCGCTAGAGCGACCTAATATAAACTGACGACTGTTAGTTTGTTGATGCTGATGTATGACCCTGGTAACTATCTCAGTATCTCCTCCTACATCATTGGTCATTAGGCCAAACGCATTAAATCCAGCTCCGGCTTCCATAGTTACCTGTATTATATGCTTGTTGAATTTACCATCTTTGACAAATATACCCAAGGTAAGATTACTGTTAGCCCTTAATATTATTTCGTATATGCAGACCTGCTGTAGTTTTTTATCAGCTTCATTTAGGACTAACAAATCAAGATGGCTATCTTCCCTCAGCTCAATCTTGATATTTTTAGCCAGCAAGTCCCGCTCATTGGGGTTCTGTCGCAAGGTCATATGTTCTTTAGCTCCAGGTACGACCTCTATCGAGCTAGCATCTACCATCTTGAATTCTTTTCCAAAGTACTGATCAGGAGTGAATGTCCAATCTGGGTCGCCTTTTTCAACTTTAAGAAAACTGTGTATAGCCATCTTCTAAAATCCTTTTATAAAGTTCTCCCGTGCCTGATTCACGGATCTCGCCATCAACTAACACATGGACATGAGATGGTTCTAAATAATCTAATATTTCTTTGCTGTGAGTTATTATGATAACTCCTTTTTTATGATCTTCAAGATATTTCTTGATTAGATTTGTAACTAGTTCTAGAGATTCTGGAGATAGATCTACATCTATCTCATCTAATATGACTAGTTCAGGTATCAGCATAACCATTTGGACTACTTCGCTCTTCTTCCATTCTTCTGGACTCAGCATACTACTATTAACAGGTTCGTCACAAAATTTAGGATGTAGTCCTATAGCTGATACAAGATTCCTGTAGGCCTCTTCTACAGATTGGGTAAAGACTCCTCCTACTCTATTTTCAAATAGAGCTTTCATTAAATCTAAGTTACTGAGACCTTCTATCTCTGGGGGATGTTGGAATGATGTAAAGATACCTATCTCACTGCGCCTGTGTGCTTTGAGTTTTTTTATTTCTCTATTATGGAAGGATATACTCCCCGTGTTCACTGTTAAGTATGGGTTACCTTGTATAGCATGAGCCAGAGAACTCTTACCGCTACCCTTGGGGCCTAGGATAGCATGTATCTCACCCTTCTTAACTTCGAGATTTATATTGGACAGCACTTCTGTTGTATCTATTATAACAGATACGTTTTTTATTTTTAGCATCGTAATATTATAAGTTATTGTTTGGTTATTGTCAAATCGCCTTAGAAATTCCGAAGTGCCTCCTTCTATAGTTTACTACTGATTTTATCCCAGTCTATTATCTTCCATTGATTAGCTAGATACTTTTTCTTCTCTGATTGATAATCAAGAGCCCATGCGTGTTCCCACCAGTCTATCAATAATACGATATCTTTCTTAATCTCGTGATTAGCGATAGTTTTAATAATACCGCTCTTAGATAAGTAGACCCATCCACTGCCTTGTATCTTCATAGCAGTTTCTTCAAAGTCTTTCTTAAACTTATCCCATGTGTTGAAATGTTTGTTTATGAAATCCTCGCTCGCACCTGAGGGATTATTTCCTGTGCTGTATTCTTTAAACTGTGTAAAGTAGATATCGTGTAAGAAAGCACCTGCTTCATTAAAATCAGGATCACCTTCCTTGCTGTTATAACGGTCTACATAGGCCTTATATAGCTTACCGTAATGATATTTCATAGTATCTTCGCTGATACTAGGATCTAGCGCATCGTGATCATACGGCAACTTTGTCCGTTCTAGGGTCTTTTTTTCACCTTCGTTTAAGGATCTTATGAAGTTATACATTGATTCTTTTTCTTTATACAGATATTTATAACCAAGTAAATACTTTACTGTTTTTTATAAAGGAATTTAAAAATGGAAATTTTAATCGCTATAGCTATTATCGTAGCATTTATCGCAGTATGGTTTAGTCGCAAACCAAAAGCATTAGTTGAAGCAGAGCAGGCACCTTACAAGGTGGAAACACCAGTTGTTGAAGTAGATCAGGCCGCTGTAGTTGCTGCCTCCGAGGCAAGTGCTATTGAGACTGTTAAGAAAACTCGTAAACCACGTACCCCTAAGGCAGAAAAGGCTCCTGCAAAGAAGCCCGCCGCTAAGAAAGCACCTGCTAAGAAAGTAGCTAAATCAAAGAAGGCTTAAACTCTTGGCCTGCTTGGCCAGATTAAAACTAGCTAGATTTTTGCCTTTCGATTCGCACATGATATCGTGTGTGTTTAAAAAGCTCAAAGCCCATTCGTTAACTTTTGTATTCCAATAAAAGTCAGAATGTGCTCTGAGCTTTTGTTTTTTGTAGCCGTTTTCTAATAGGACTTTGTGATCGGGAACTGAATAAGGGTCGTGCCCTACTAGGTAGTCTTCACGACTAACGCTATAATGGAGAGTTGGACGTACACCACGCCAACTATCTAATACCCTTTTAACTCGCTTATCTGAGGCGCTAATATACTCGCCTTCACGAATCCAATGATGATGTATATCAAGGACAATAGGAACAAGGTCACTAATGCTAAGACAGTCATCTAATCCCCATGAGTTTTCTTCGTTCTCGATAGTAATACAGTTCCGGGCCTCAGGCGATAATCTGGTGTATGCTCTGCGTATGCCTTCAGGGCCTTGACGACCTGATATGTGGACGTTGATCTTGAAATCCTGGAATCTCTTCCCATAACCCATCCAACGGGCCATGTCTGTATGATATTCAAACTCATCTATGCTCCTATTGACTATATCTGGGGAATCACTCGCAAGTACAGTAAACTGACCAGGGTGAAAAGAAAGCCGCACGTTGCGACTACGAGCCAACCGGCCCACCTCAGCAAAATGTGTTTCCGCATATCGCTTGACGTCAGGTTGTCTATAAAAGTAAGAATAAGTAGGCTCAGTGTAAACAGGCAAAATGTCGCTAGAAATGCGAACCATGCGTAAGTGTTCATCTAACCCTCCTACTCGTTCTACTAATAATCGAGTAGACTCTATATTTTGTTTCATCACTTCCCATAACTTATCTTCTGATTTGTCGTGATTACGTTTAAGCCAAGCGACAGTAGTGCCACCGGTGTTGTATTTTTTACATTCATCGGTGGCCTTGATACCATCAGTTTGGTGTGGATAATCGATCCACTTGCAGGCGAAGCCTATTTTTTTTGTCATTGTTTACTTTGTGCTAATACTTCTTTGGCTGTGTCTTCTAGATTTTTACCAGAAGTTTTTACCTGCGTTTTATTTTGTTTGGCTTGATTATACTGCGCTTCTAGTGCCTTCACATCTTGCTGACTAATCTTAACCATAACAAATGACCTGTAGTTATTAGCCTCAGGATTATATACAATCATTTTACGATCTAATCCATATGTGCGCAAGACTGTTTCTGCGATAAAATTCACTATCACGTCTTGATTTTGTACGGTTCCTGTTGGTCGATCTGGACTACCTGATTCATCATATTTAATAGTAGTACGATTATTCATCTCGCCATTGACCCTATCTGCGATCTTGGCCTTGGCTTTCAGCGTGGCTTTCTTAAGAGCCATTTCCATGCTAGGGCTTACATCTTCAGCTACCGCATAATAAAATCCTTGTCTATCCCAAGGAGTAAAGAAACTCTTTGATTCAGTGCCGATATCTGCGTGTTCGAGATACCAATCAGGAACCTGTTTCTCCTTTACATTCTCAGTTTTAAGAGTGCTCATGCCTGAACAAGCGGCTAATGATGCTACTGCTATGGCCAATAATACTTTCTTCATTTTACTATCTCCTTAGTTTGTTCCTTGATAACCTGCACACCTTTATCGGCTATATGAGCTACTCCCCCAAAACCGATAGTAGAAATAATAATACCAAATATAAGACCAATGATGAACTGCATATTGACTCCTTAAAACTTATCAACAACTACCCATTTAGTGGGCTCTATCTTACAAGCGATTCCTTGATATTGCTGGATGTCTTTGCCAGTCCAGTTTGAATCTAAGAACCATTTGCATTCTGTACCATTATAAGCAAATCTATTTGGATAGCTAGGATGTGGTCTCAACTGGACTATATCAACTATACTACCCACTTTAGTTACTTTGATAGGATTTAGTTTTGTGTCATCGTTACAGATTAACACATCTTCACTTATTATTGTACTAGGTTTTACCTTTTGTGTCAAGTCCTTTTTGGCCTGTGTTACAGCCGCGCCACAGGCTTCTTGTGCTGGGCGATCTCCATCCCAAATGTATTCACCATGAGCCAGATGCCATTGTCCGTCTATCTGTGCTTTGAAGTTAACCAAACACTTCTTTTGTCCACTAGTCCAGGGTATAACATCTCGCTGTATCTCTCCGATCTCTGTAATAACTGTTTTGGAGTTATCTATAGATTTACTTTGTAATACACACTGTTGCGCCAAGACGCCAGCAGGAATCAATGATAATAATATTAGTATCCGCATCTTTGCCTCACCCAAGTTATTTTTTGATTGATAACATTTTCCATCCTACCATCTGCGATCATTTCTTTGTTTTCGTAATCTCCAGCGAATGATCCAAGGAATGCCAACTGTAATCTCGCTGTCTTTTCATCACCGGGCCTGGGTATAAGTCTAGTCAATGCCAGTACCTGTTCATCCTTTTGTTCACAGTTTGGATAAAAAGAATTCAGATCATCGATGTTGATCGGCTGTTTTATGGAACTGGCACATCCACTAAACAGGACCGCAAATAGTACGCAGGCGCCAAATTTTAGATTTGATCGCTGATAGCTGTGCTTCATACTCGCTCTCTTTCTGTGTTACGGGTTTACTATTTTTAAGTTGATCTTCAAGGAGAGAGATCCACATTTTACGATTGATGCAGTCGTCGGGGATCTGATTGATTTCGGTTATATCAGCGGTACGATATACGCTGGCACATCCACTAGCTAGTAGCAGTAGGAGCAGGCTTGTCTTTTTCAATTTTCTGAATAGTCCAAGATCTGTCTTTGTTGTCTGTAAATTCGAGATCATCGCCTTCCTTCCAGCCTTGTAAATCGATTAAATCTTTGGGGAATGGTAGCACGAGATCTCCGTTTTCAGCTTCTTGTACTATCACTTCCCAATGTGTTTTTGTGCTCGTCATAGTATTATTATAGCAGGTAAAACCACTCTTGTCAAACGATTTTGGAGAAATAATCTATAGTTTTTACCAAACCTGCTTCTAGATCTATAGTAGGAGCCCAGTTTAGATATTGCCAGGCTTTGGATATGTCAGGTTTCCTCTGTCTTGGATCGTCTTGAGGCAGTGGCATCTGTAATATTTGGCTATTAGATCCAGTAGCCGCTATCACTTTTTGGGCCAGTTCCCACATGGTAAACTCTCCAGGATTACCTAGATTGATAGGACCTGTGACCTCATCTTCCGTAGCCATCATAGCCATGAGCCCGTCTACCATGTCGTCTACATAACAGAAACTACGAGTCTGAGAACCATCTCCATAGATAGTGATATTCTGTCCCTTCAATGCCTGCACTACGAAGTTACTGACTACTCGTCCATCACCTTCACTCATCTTAGGACCATATGTGTTAAAGATTCGAACTATCTTCGTACGGACACTATGAACTCGATTGTAATCTGTAAACAGAGTCTCGGCGGCACGTTTTCCTTCATCATAACAACTACGGATACCTATAGGATTTACATTGCCCCAATACTCCTCTGGTTGAGGATGCACTTTAGGATCGCCATAAATCTCTGATGTAGACGCTTGTAAAATCTTAGCACCTGTCCTTTTTGCTAACCCTAATAGATTATAAGATCCTAATACACTAGTTTTCATAGTCTGTATAGGATCCCATTGATAATAGTAGGGACTTGCTGGACAGGCGAGATTATAGATTTCATCTACCTCCATATATAGAGGCAAGCATATATCTTGTCTCAACACTTCGAAATTGGTATATTGAAGTAAATGTGCTATATTATCTTTTGAACCTGTGAAATAGTTATCTACACAAAGGACATGATGTCCTTGGTTAACTAATCTTTCGCATAAATGACTGCCGATAAATCCGGCTCCGCCTGTTACTATAATCTTTTTCATTATCTTTCCTCTGGTAATACTACGCCATATTGTTTATATAGCCAAACTATAAAAGGAGTTAGATATTTCTGATCCGGATATGTTTCTATATATACTTGATATGCTGTATATATTTTGTCTAACCATTCTTTATCATTCATTGATTAACCTTCGTACGTAGCCGAGTTAGCCCCGTGTTCAAATACTTCAACTGATTTAACTCTTACAGTTGGATTGATCGGATAGCGCATATCACCAGATTTTAGTAGTTCGGCCATTTTGTCGTAAGCCATCTTGGCAAATAGTTCACAGCCTACACCCTCGACAATACGTAGATCGCATAACGCACCACGCTCGTGAGGAACCTCACTTAAATGATTTTTACTTTCGACATCTACTATCTCGTTCATGTGTTTGAAAAAGTCCAGCATAGGATCGTCTTGGGCCACGACTAAAGTATGATCAAACATATAGTCAGCCCACGCTTTGAATTCCTTGAGTCCACCAAAGTCCATACACCAGTTTTTGTCATCTAATGTATCACATTCAAAGATTAGTTTAATACCAATCGAGTATCCATGTAGTGTTGAGCAGTGGCTATGTGTGGCACGCCATTGTCTAAAACAGCATGATAATCCGCGGTCGTTACCGTAAGTTTTTGTTGAGTAAAATTTTGCCATTGTTATGTCTCCTTGTTAACAATGACATGCAGAATTTATATTGCGGGATGAATGCCAAAGGCCGCATAATATAATTATACAGATTTAATCTCGTTTGTCAATAGATTTGATTATTTTTAAATTTGGATGATTTAATCTATCGGAGAGAGAATTTAGTTGTGTAGATATATTATTAAACGTATCATCGGATTCTTGTATGATGTTTATCAAGGACATGATAGTAAATAGGCTCCAGTGCCACCATGCTACACATGTCACGCATAGGATGATCAATCCTGAAAGGAAAATATTCTGGAAAGAACTGCCTGCCCAAATATAGAATACTCCGGAAATAAGAACGAAAATAGCAGGTGCTATAACAGAATAGATTTGCCAACTACGGATCTGACTTTTAAGTTTTTTTGTGATTTGGCGCATATAACAGTATAGAGGATGTGCCTCTATACTATTATTTAAAGGTCTAGCAACAGCTATTAAGTTATATTGTTATTGAGGAACTATAGAACCAAATGGTAACCATTGTCCTGGATTACCACCTACTACACAGACCCAACCTATGAAACTATTTGCCTTAGGTTCAGTGTTCCACACTATATCACCTTGTAGGTAGTTACCAGCTGTAGGTGCGCAGTTTCCTACAGCAAATAGTTTGTTAGCGAACTTTATTTGTCCAGCGACTTCTAGTTGTTCTTGAGGATTCTTAACTCCGATACCAACTGTTCCGTAGGCACGTATAGTTGTATTCTTTGTTTCGACTCCTAGCGTTATATCACCAGTAGCATGGAATGTAGTACGTACTTGATTATCTGTTACTATTTCTAGACTCTTGGTATTATAAGTTCCTATGTTACCAGTGCCATCTGGATTTCCTGTCATGATGAGTTCTATATCATTTAGACTATCGTATACAGTTAGTACACCATTAGCGTCTTGTGTACCAATACTAAATCTTTCGCTGAGAGGATTAAAATATACATTATCAGCGATATTCAATGCTCCAGCTACGTTCAGATTCCTAAGGACTCCTACTGTTTGTAGATTACTGTTGATAACAGATTTTCCCAATGTATCTTTGGATAGAACGGGCCTAGTATCTATCGAATATGTTTTATCATGTGGGAGATCTATAGTCTCTGTAGAAAAGAATCTATCTGGATTAGTAGATAAAATAAACTGTCTGCTTATCGATCCACCGGTCCATAATAATCCAAATCCTAATGCCTCGCCTTCTTGATTAGCAAATTCTAGATATTGCTGATCATATTTCCTATGTACATACATTTCTGTAGTGCGTATCTCACTGGCATCAAGTGTTCCGTATACTTTTACATCACCTCTAACAGAGAATCCATTTAAGGTTTTAGCATTAACAGTATCTACTGTAATAACCCCATCAGTTACAGTTAAGGTTGGTGTCGTAGATTGATCTATAATACCTGTACTAGAAAAGTTTTTTACGATTCCGCCGGATATTAGATCCCCGCTAAGGTCTCCGGGATGTAGGGCTAGTTGATCTATCGTTATGTTTTCAGGAGCGTCGAAGGTTTTGACCATGTTGTAATCCGTATAGTAATTCTGCATCTCTCAGTCGAGTATGCGTATTCTTACTATTTAGCAGGATTACTGCCAGCCTACGTCCTTGATCGTGTACAGCCATTATCAGACATCCACCGCTTTTACGTATCCAGCCAGTTTTGCTGATCACTATTTCGGGCATCTTAGGTATTAGATTATTAGTAGTATGGAATGATACAAAGTAGCTCTTGCGCTTTCCCTGTAGCTCTATCCTTTTTTCGGAGGTAGTTGATGCTTCCTTGACCAATGGGTAGTTTTCTGCGGCCTTGAGTAAAGCAACTAGATCATGTGCGGTGCTGGTATTTTCATCTAGTAAACCAGTAGGATCAGCATAATGTGTTTCAGTCATACCTAGCGCAAACGCTTTCATATTCATAGATATGATAGCACCTTCTTCTCCTCCCGGATAGTTAATGGCCAGGGTCTTAGCGGCGAGATTATTCGAGCTCATAAGGGCCAAAGTTATTAGGTCACCTCGGCTGATCTTGTTATTTCCTATACCACCACTGATACCCTTGATAGATTTTACAGTTATCATCTCATTGAGATCCTGTCCGGCATCTAATACGACCATAGCGGTCATTAGTTTAGTGATGCTGGCTATGCTACGGACTTCTCCGCTGGCCTGTTCGGTTATGATCTCTCCGGTATCTAGATCTTGTACCACATAGTTTGTGGCCAATACGCGATCCTGTGAAACAGAAACCTGCCTAGGCTTTTTAGCGTAGGCAGGAACTGCTAGTAATACTGAAACGATAAGTAGGGTTTTAAATACGCTTTTCAACAATGTCATCGATTAATCCATATTCAAGTGCTTCTTGGGCGCTCATGAATTTATCTCTCTCCATGTCATTTGCTAGTATATCGTATGTTTTTCCGGCTGAATTGTGTTTGACGTAGATGTTAGTTAATACTTCTTTCATCTTCTGTATCTCACGTGCCTGGATCTGGATGTCAGTGGCCTGCCCTTGTGCCCCACCGCTAGGTTGGTGGATCATGTGCCTGGCATGTGGTAGCATGTGACGTTTACCTGCGGCACCTGCTGTGGCCAGTAATGACCCCATTGAACAGGCCTGCCCCATTACGTAAGTAGCTACGTCTGGTTTGACGAACTGCATGACATCATAGATAGCCATACCCGCTGTTACAACTCCACCTGGGCTATTGATATAGAAGTGTATGTCCTTCTCTGCATCACTGCTTTCCAGATGAAGGAACTGTGCTACGATACTGGCAGCCACATCATCATGCACTGGACCGTTTAATAGAACGATACGTTCGTTTAATAATCTACTGTAGATATCAAACGCTCTTTCGCCTGAACCTGTCTTCTCTATTACCATTGGTACTAATGTCATTTTACTTCCTTAAAAATTATCATTGAATTCTTTTCTTACTTCACTGCTGAGTCCTGCTACTACTTGGAACTGCTCCCAAGACTTCTTAAGTGCGGGGTTCTTATCTATATCTCCTATCTGTGGAACGGCATCTAACCAGTGGTAGGGCAGTCGCCTGGGGCGTGCTCCAAACTTACGAGGCTGGTGAAACTTGCCCTGTTCCCAAAGTTCAATACTTACATTACGATATAGATCTTCGTCTTCGTCCGAGCAAGTGTACCATTCGGGATTGCTGCCAAAACGATAGCCATTCCAAATACCTTCCCATTGTTCGTTATTGTGTGGATCAAAATCAGTGCGTGAGATTATGACTAACACATCTGCTATGTCCACAGTACCGTCTACGATATCTCTAACGCAACGGCTATAACTAAGTCCGATTTTCATATACTTCTTCCTTTAGGTATCTAACTAGTTCTTTATCTGTAGGCTGTGTCGTGTAATTCTGTTTAAAGAATATCTCATAGCTATCGCTTCCATATTTGCCGATACCATAGAGTTTGGTAGCATCTTTTCCGTCCCATGTCATGAAGTCTTTACTCATTCCTTGGAGCCTCTGGTATCTGACATTAACCATGCCCAAAGGCCATATGATATCTGTGACTTCCTCTTCCGAGGCCTGTAGGAACGAGTATGCACTTCTCCAGTTTTGCCAGAACAAGGGTGCTACTGTTTTTACAGGCTTACGTCCAGTCTGGTTTAGCATGATAACAGCGGTCATGTGTTGCCAAACGCCATTACCTGATTTTAGTCCGTCGGGTAACTGTTGCTGGACCATTAGATCATCACGTAGGGGTATCACCATGTTTTTCCTGATCGTATTGTTTAACCATTCTATAAAGCGGTTCCATATGTTCTTGCACCACGTGTGGAGCTAGTTGTTCTAATGATTTCAAATCGTAATAGTTAGGATAATGTCTGAGACACGACCTTGCTTGATCACGGATTTTTTTAGGTATCTTAGGAGTCGATCTAGGGTCAGTAAGTTCGGCTAAAAACTCTGCTGTGCGGAATACTGCTCTAAACCTTTCATCTGGTAATGTCATCGCTGTCCTTGGATACGCCTGATACGTTCTCTGGCTTCAAAGTCTTCACGACAATCTTGGCTACAGAAAGCACCTCGAGTTGGCTCTTGGCAGAATAGGCATTCACCTGTTTTCTCCGGAACCTTCATACGTTTGGCAAGACTTTCTTGTAGCAACATCTCAGTTACCAGTGCCGCTTCTTCTAATGGATCGCTCATTTGTTTTTTCCTTTCAGCTATTATACATGGATTCTATTTAGTTGTCAATCTGTTTATCTATGATCTTAATATACTTAAACAGATCCTTCTTGTGCTTGGGTTGCCATAGCCTGCCTTCCTCTCCACAACGGTCGGGATTAATCAGGCCTTTACCTATCCTCCAAGTAGCACACATCTGCATTTCGGGTTTAACGACCTTGGGTCCTGTTACCCGATTATTTTCGATCGTGCTAGTTTCCTTGTAGCTAAGACGGCAATAGTATTTGTACTGAGCCATACCAATCTGCCACCAGCGATATTGGCTGTGTTTACAGTCTTTACAAAGTAGTTCTGTGTCCATAGTTATTTCCAAAATATCTGTGCCAATAATATCCAAACATTTAATATGATAAAGGCTATGAGATAGTAGGGCCACATGGGTATATCGTACCAGTACTCATGTAATCGGCCTTCTCTCAATAGACGCTTTATACGCCTATAGCCCGCTTCTGTGGGATCTTCTTTTATACCCATTCTGTTTTCAGCAGTATTTCGCTGACGGTGCCGCCTAGCTTTTTCAGTTCACTGACCAGTCTCTGTGCGTGATGGACCTGCCATTCTTTAACTATGCTCATATACTTTTCTTTACGGACTACATCTGCTACGAACCCTTCCACATTCTTATAACAGACGTTATCCTTGATCCAGTCCCAGTCTACGGTAAAACTCTTGCTGTAATCGAAACACCAAGTGCCGTCATTATTATCGATGTAGGCACGGGGTTCTCCCTCTCTACGTAGGCAACTGAGCACGGTATACTCGTTGGCTAAAGGATCCGCCTGCACGATAATAAAATAAGGATGGAACATCTCGTGCCAGTAATCACCGACCAGGGGTGCTTGTAGTGCCTGTTGGTTTAGATCTTTGCGAGTAGGTTTTTCTATTTCTACGATCTCTATTTTCATTCTTTGACTCCAAAATAAACTAAGATATTTCCACCAACCCACTCG